GAAGAATTCAAAATCATTCCCATTCATAACAATTACACTTTGTTTATCTACACAATCATCGTTAAAATCTATATACATTAAAGGTGTTCTACATACCTTCAGCGCTTCTTTTTGTACTTTCTTCCATGTAGCTAAATTCAACGGGTAATAATTTTTCGCGGTAGTTTTACACTCTATTAAAAATATGTCATTCTTTACATCGGCTTTATCTAATAATGCTCCACTACCTATTACTGTTCTCCCGCCTAATTCTTTCGCCACGCGTTTTTCTTGCTTAATACTTTTATACTTTGTTGTACCTTTTTTAGCCATTAATTGTAAATCTCATTCATTAAATCAATAGAGTCTAAGAAAATTCTGTCATAACCCTCTGAAATTTCAACATTGATTGGGTCAGGCTTCCACCACATACAGTATTCATCGCCGTTTTCTTGTGTACACATATCAGAAGGAAGTACATTATTACAAGTACAGGCTTCATACCAACTCCCGTCTTTTTCTCTAACAGGCTTAAAGAAATCACAGGATTCACAAGATTTTACATAAGACCCATATCTTGATTTTTCTAAGCTTTTTAATCTTGTATAGACAGGAAGCCACCCTTTATCAAAAATATCTTCAGTCATTATATAACCTCTCTTATATCGTCTCTACAGGAAGTAAAAATTTCCACAGTATAAGTATTAGAGCGGTGAGAAGGCATTTTCAAAGAAGCTTCAAAGAAAGGGTAATGCTTGTTATTAAATTTCTCCATTAAATTTACTAAGCCTTCAGCTTTACCTTTTCTTGCAATTTTTATAGGTGATTCTCTTAACTCATCGTACAATTCATTTACTAAGTCTTTAGATAATACCTTCTCTACGCGCACTTTCATTATTTAGTCTTCTCCTCTACTAATAATACTTCTTCCCGCAATTTTTGTATAAGGTCTTCTCGCTTTCTTAATTCATTAGTGAATTTGTCTAAGCCTTGAATCTTTTCTAAATCGTGGTAACTATACCACCCGCCACTTTTTGAAATAACTCCTGATACAACTCCAACTAACACCATATCTTTAAATACATCATAGTTTAAAGCGGGAACTCCTGCGGAATTATTTTCATCAAAGTAGAAATCAACTTCGCCACTACGATAAGGAACACCTAATTTATTCTTATCAATCTTATACTTGGTTATTTGCCCTACAATGTTATCTTTCTCTTTTATCCAATCACCTTTTCTTAAACGTAATCGAACAGAATAGGCGAACTCTTTCGCTCTGCCACCGGGAGTATAGTCAGGGTCGCCATATGCCCCGATTTTACTTCTAAGTTGATTGATAACAATTAACGTGAAAGGCTTCTTACCTTCTCTGACTAATTTATTATTAGCCATTTGATATTTAATAAAGTATTCAGCTAACTCTTGTTGAGGTGTACCCATTCTTCGACTTTCGCCAATTTCAGCGTCAAGAATTGTTTGTGTAGCTAAACTTGAAGCTATACTATCAAACATACAAACTTGTATTTCACCGCTTTTTTGCCACATTTCAGCAATAGCCAAAGCTTCTTCTAAACTTGCAGGGTTACTAATTAATAAATTGCTTGAATCAATACCACAAGCGTTCATATATTCAATATCATCAGAAGTACCTTCTACATCAATTAAGCCACACATTAAGCCTTTCTTTTGTGCTTCAGCCATAATATGTAATGCTAGTGTACTTTTGCCTGTATGATTCTCCCCGCTAATTTCTGTAACGCGACCTACAGGAATACCCCCGTTTAAATCTGCGTCAAGTTGAAGAATACCTGTAGAGATAAATTCTCTCTTTTGTTTGTCTTCAGCTATACCTACTCTAACTGCATTTTCCCCGAATTTTTTATTCATGCTTTCAATTAATTTTTGCATTTCAGGAGATATAGAAGGAGTTGTATTAACTCCAACACCTTTTTTAACTTTAGCCATTAATCAATATCCCTTTCACTTGTTACATATGTTTCATCAATATTACTATCTTGAATATCTGCTTCACTATAAAAATTTTCTTCAACCCATTCAATAGCTTCATCTTCAGTTTCAGCTTCTACAGTAATATTTACAAGACCACTAAACAGTACTTGAACATTAAACTCTTTCATTCTATCACCTCTACTTGGCTTCGTTATAACTATTTTCTTCAACTAACTTATCCCAACTCACATGATTTTTAACTAAATCATTAAACTTTTTACCTAGCCTATGTATTTCTGCATGACAGTTAGGACATAATACGGAATGATTATTTGGTTTATTGTTTCCGTGATTAAAATCTATATGATGTAAATCTAGTACTTCTGAATAACCACAACATTCACACTTTCCGTATAAAGATATAATAAAAGCTCTCAAATTTTTTGGTAAATGAGTTTTTATATTATCTAAATCATAAGAGTTTTTATATGTTTGTAGGTCAAAGCCAACATTCTTTAACACTCTTGCCCCGTTTTTTGATTTTAAGTCCCATTGTTCTTTAGGACTTCTAGTCTTTATGCCTAACCTTTTACACCATATACCTAGTGTTGATGGGTGACAATTCAGCATTTTAGCTATATCGTCTAATGAGTATTTAGAGTACATACCCTCTAACCACTCTTTATTTGTATAAGGCTTACCCTGATTTATCTTAGATTTCGCTTTATAGGAGAAAGCTTTTATAGTAGATATATTATGAATCTTCTTCCATTTAAAGGCGGTTTTTACATCTATGTTGAAGTGTTTAGCTACTAAATCAATAGATTTTAATTCTTTATATACCTTATCAAATTCATTCTTATCTCTATATTTCTTTCTTTTAACCAATTTAACCTTAACTTTCTTAATGCTATTTAAATACTTGCCATTCCTTATTGTTATATTATAATCTTTTAGCTTATTTGCTATTGTCTGTCTACCTAAACCTAATTCGTCTGCTATTTCTTGCAAAGTCATTTTTTTGTCTACATACAATTCTTTTAACAAATCTCTAGGCAAATTTACCTTTCTCATAATGTATACCTCTTAATATAAATAATATAGTTAAGTTAAGTATAACATATTATTTAGCATTGGTCATCTATTTAGCATTATTTTTCAGTTGGGTGTACCTATTTCGCTTCATTATAAGAGGAACCGCTGTCAGAATCAGCTTTTAGTTCTACTTTCAAAGATACATTTTCCCCGAAAGGTTTTGCCATAATAGCCTTAATTCTTTCTTCAGCTTCTTCTACATATTCTTCAGGACATTCATATACGACTTCATCATGAACCTGTACTAACATTAGGCAACGATGTTCTTCAAACCATGGGTCATTTTCTAATCGTACTTGTGCAGATGATACAATATCAGAAGCAGTACCTTGTACTCGTGCATTTGTTGCTAAACGTTCACAATAGGAGCGAATTTTATTATCACTACTATTAATACCTTCTAAGCGTCTTTTTCTTTTTATAATGGTATAAACAAAGCCATGTTTTCGCGCGAATTTTTTATTTTCACGAATCATTTGTGCTACACCTTTATAACTATCAAAGTACTTATCAATGTATACTTGTGCTACATCAACCCCGTTTTTTACCCCGAATTTTTTGTATTTTGCTAAATGTTCTTTATCACCTAAATCAATAGGAGCGCTTCTATCATACTTCAATGAATCATATAAAGCACTAGCACTTCCACCATAAATAAGGAGGAAGTTAAGTACCTTCGCTGCCTGTCTTAGGTCAGGGTGTTTCTGCTTAACTGTTTTATCATCACAATCATTCAATTCAAACATATTAATAGCCGTAGTACCATGAATATCTTTCCCGTGAGCGAACATATCTAATAGAAGAGGGTCACCACTTAAATGAGCAGTACATCTAATTTCAAGGTTAGAATAATCGACTGCAATAATTTTCTTTCGCTTTTTTGTTACATGGTCAATACTTCCGATAAATAATTTACGGATAGCATAATTATCTTCATCGCCATGCGCCTTTGGTAACTGTTGAAGGTTAGGAGAAGAACAGTTATGAACGCATATACCTTCAACAATAAAGTTATGAAAATCTTCTACTTCTAAATCATAAACGTGTTTTACACCAACAATGTCTATCCCCATTAAAGTGAAATCGTTTGTTAGTCTATCTCCAACTTCTAAATCAAAGGCTTCAACCCATGTGCCTTTCTCTGTCATTATTTTATGGTCTAAGGTACAAATCAAAGATTTAATAATTTTTAAAGGGTTTATGTATGTAAGCTTTATACACTCCCTATAACCATTATCTATAACCCGCAAAACTTTTCTAATTGCATTTGTATGAGGGTTTTTCCTAAGTTTACAATAAACTAAATCTCCAACTTCTACATTTTTAATAGGTACTTCCCCTTGACTATATACTTGTACTAATTGATTTTCTTCAATGCACGAAATTCTCCCGCTAGTTGTACCTATCTGATTAAAACTACAATGCGCTTTCCCATCATCATATAACTGCTCTTCTAACCCTTCAATAAAGGCAGATTTTAATTTTGCTAATCTTTTATACTCTAGCAGTAAACTACAAAATTCTACACCTTCCCGCTTTCTTTTTACTTTGTACTCTTTATGAGATAAAGTCCAAAGACTGCCACTATCAGTACTAGGCGCGCCTGCACTTGTAGTAGAAGTAGGTTTAAAATCAAACCCATTTTCTACATATACTCGCCACTCCCCGATAGTTTCATCATACTTCGCCCATAAATCGGCTATCTTTTTCTGAATTTTTTCTTCAGTCCAATTTTTCTTGCCTTCATATTTTTCTCTAATTTCTTGAATAGGAGAAAGACCTTTCTTAGGGTTTACTTCATCAGGCTTTTTAATATCTTTAACATAGCCAAACAAGATAGCTTGTAATTGCTGATTACTGTTAGGGTTAAATTCTACACCCAAAATTTCAGTCATATGGTAAAGGAGGTCATCCATATCATCTGTTATTTCTTTTCTCATACGATGTAATTCGTCTAAGTCTACTGTTATCCCGCGTTCTTCCATATTGAATAGTACAATCATGAATGGAATCATCTTTTTAAAATAGATTTTATCCATTCCGTCTTTTTCTAATTCATCAAGAAGATACATATAGTTGTAATAGGTATAGAACGGGTCATCTAAAGCATAGAAAGCTGATTCATCAATTAATGTTAAATCAAACGTAGCTTTACTATTAGCTTTAAACCCAAACTCTTTTTTAATTTCTGAAGGTATGTTATTAATAACCTCAACAAAATGGGTTTGTGGTACATTCAAATTATCTTGTGTAATCTGCTTCAACCCATTCGGTGTATTTTCGTCTAATAACCAACTTGCTAACATCGTATCAAAGAAATCTTTTGTAGCAATAGAAATATCTAATCTCTTTAATACGTGCATATCATACTTTAAATTATGACCTATAATTCGCACGTCTTCACGATTAAAAATTGGTTGTAAATATTCTTTTACAACACTCACCCCTAAATTTCTTTTATAGTCTTCAACTCTTCTATGACCCATAGGGATATAATAGTTGTTAAATCTTCCCCATGAAATAGAAATACCTACACAGATAAATTCTTTATTCTCTCCCGCAACTTGTAAAGTATTGGTTTCTGTATCAAATGCGAATTCTTGAATGTGTTTCAATTTCTCCGCCAATTTTTTTAGTTTAGATACAGTATCTACAATAATAGAATGTTCCCGTGTAGGTTTATTATACAGATTATACATTTTTTCAACTCCTTAGATGTGAGGTATAACACTCACCTATGGCTACAATACTTTGCTACATTTTGCTACACTCATATTATATCACATACCCATACATAAAGAAAATAGCCACTAAACCTAATTAGTGGCTATTTAATGATAAATTTAATTCTGTTTGTGATGTATTGTAATCAGTGTGCGTATTTAAATATCTACTTCAATTATTTTTAGATTAACCTTTTACTAGGTCTTTAAATTCTTTGCCCGCTTTAAATGTTACAGTTTTGGAAGCAGGGATAGTAATTTCTGCGCCTGTTTGAGGGTTGCGACCCTTTCGTTCAGCGCGTTCTTTTACTTCAAATTTACCAAAGCCTACGAAAGATACACTACCTTTTTGAGCAGTTAAGTCCTTAATAGTTTGAACTACATCATTCAATGCTTTTTCAGCTTGTACTTTAGTTGTACCCATTTTTACTGCTAATTGTGCTACAAATTCTTGTTTGTTTACTGCCATTTTTGTTTTCTCCTTTAAATAGTAAATAAGCATTTCAAACGTTTATATGTATTAACTGTTATCGTTTTTTCTTTTTGATAACAGATACTACCGATTTTTTAACTACAGATTTTTTCTTTGGCGCTTCGTCTTCTTCTTCATCTTCAACGTTTACCAAAGATTCATCTTCGCCGTCTTCTTCTTCATCGTCTTCTGTAGAAGTATGAGAATCATGTTTAGGCGGGTTTTCTGTATATTGCATGAGTTGGTCTTCTAACAATGCTTCAAAATCATCACCGAAATCTTCAGCTAAAGCCTTTGGTAATTCCGCTACAAAATCTTTATCAGCATAATCAGAATCTTCTAATTTCTCCCCGCGGTCAAAACTATAGGATACTGCTTTGCCTGTGCCTGTGCGGGAGATTTCCCAAACATAATCAGCTAGACCCCATTTAGATTCACAACGTTCTAGTTTAGGTAAATTTGTAATACCTGTGATGTACAATCGAATTTGACCGTCTTTATTTACTTCTTTCCCGTCTTGTGTTGTGTAATTAACAGGGCGGGTATCGTAAATTAAGAAAGCGCCTTTGAAGGAAGGTTTAGAACCATACTTCTCTGTTTGTTTTGATTCATTTGTACATACAACCATGTCATAATATTCTTTACCTGAATTAGACATTTTCTTAACGTTGTACGCTTTAAATGTGATAGGTTCAGTAGTCAAGAAAATTACAGAAGCTTCATCATCTTTAGCAGTTAAGAAAAATTGGTTTAAGCGTCTGCCTAAAGATTCCTTAATTGCTTCTTGTCTTTCTTGCTCTTTGGCTACTGCTTTGTAGCCTTTGTTGAATAGTGACATTTCCTGTCTTCTCCTTTTCTTTTAATAAGAGGGTAATAATAGTGAGCTTTTCTGCTCGAAATTAATATATCACATAAACTTAATTATGTAAAATACCTATATTTAGAGGTTTTCACTTTCCCCGCGTTTTTTATACATTCTAGCGTTGCTTCTTTTCCCCATTCTATCGGGTCTTTTCCACTTGTTGGGTAGGTGAAAGGTAACATTCGACACTTATTTTTGAACATTTTTTTAGCTAGATTCGTTAAAATTTTTCCGCCTTTATCATTATCAGCTAAAAGTAGGACTTTAGAGCCTAGCTTAAAAATAATGTTCACTTGCTTTTTACTGATAGTACCACCCATTAAGGCTACAACGTTATGTACTCCCCATTTATGTAACATCATACAGTCTGTTTGAGATTCAACAACTATAACTGTATCCTGTGAGGGGACATATGTATCTAACCCGTAGACAGTATCACCTTTTCTAAAATTGTCATAAATATGGAATCGGTGATTATGTGGCATTTTCTTTACAAATCGACCTATAATTCCGACTAATTCTTTATTCTGATTAAATACAGGCATTGTATAAGTCTTATTATCTAAATCTCGACCTATCATATACTTCTTTACATCATCTTTAGAAAAGCCTTTATCATAGAACGCTTTAAATGTTTCTTTCCCGCTTTTAAAAGGCGCTAGTTTTACTTTAGAAATAACAGGCAATTCAGTTTCCGATTTTTCTTCTGACTGTTCGCCATACCGTTTAACTTTAACTTTCTTTCTTTCTCGTTCTTCAGAACCGAAATTTACATTATAGCGTTTATTAAAGTAGTGAATAGCTTCGCCATATGACTTAAACTTATCTTCTTGCGCTTTAAATAAAAGCCACGGAAGAGAACCACTAAAGCCACAACTAAAACAATGACATACTTGCTTCCCGTCTAAGTCTGCATTAATACCCATTGAGGGGTTCTTTTCGTTCAATGATGAACAGGACAACAAAACTGTATTTTATTACCTTTCCAAGAATTCATTTTAGGTACTTCTAGTACGTTCTCTAAAAGGTCTTCAATTTGATTTTTCGATAAGTTTGTTTTCATGTTCATTTTTAAATCACCACCTTTGGTGAAAAGTCGCCATAATATTTTATTTCAGCTTCTTTTCTAGCCTTTACTGCTTCTTCTAACGTTTTATAAATACCTAAACTAATTTGCCTACCTCTATAGGATATGTACGCTCTGTAATCATCTTTATTATGTCTATAGCTAACTCCTGTAAAGCCACTTGTATTATTGTTAGATATTCTAACTCTATTTATATTATTCTGTGACCTAGAAGCTACTCTTAAATTACAAAGTCTGTTATCACTTTTGTTTCCGTTTATATGGTCTATGTCTAAACCTTTTGGTACTTTTATATTGTTACATTCAAGTACAAACTTATGTAATGTTAAAGCAGTTTTATGCTTTCTGCCTGTTACACTTTTTACATAGCCGTTAGGTTCTATAAACCAATAAACTTTTAATACTTCATCTTTCAGGTCTTTATCTATAAGAGTTTTGTTACCTTTATTATCAAAAACTTCTATACAGTCTTCTAACTCATTGAAAGTATTCTTAGATAGTGTTTTCCTAAAATTACATTTCCCGCAACTTTTTTTAGGATATTTTCCAGTAATTTTTGAATGTTCACATAAGAATTCGTTCCCACAATCACAAACACAAAGCCAAAGAATCTCACCTTTTGAATTTGTATTATATGTAGGTTTTATAACTCTATAATTAAAAAATTTGCGACCCTTAATGTCAGTCTTTACTTTAGAACTTAATAGTAACATTGTAATCACCTCAATACAATTATACTATATAAGATTTTATTCCACAAGTAGGACTATTTAACTCGTGGACAGGGCAACAAAATTGTATTTTGTCACCCTTCCACGAATTCATTTTAGGTACTTCTAAAACATTTTCTAAAAGGTCTTCAATCTGTTCATGTGTTAAGTTAGTTGTAGTAGGTATATAACCTTTATTAAATGGTTTACTCAATTTCTACTAAACCTTCGCTTTCATTTACTTCTTGAATTGCTTCTTCATTTCCATCTTCTACTACTTCCCCGCTATCTTTTTCAAAATAAATTTGTTTGAATTGCATATCAGAGAAGTCCCAAGATATTAATAACTTGCCTGTTGTACCTTCGCGGTTTTTTAGCACTTTCAAACCCATTTCTTTATCAGTATACATCATTTCTGTTCTGTATACTGCCATAACAATATCACTATCTCGACCAATAGATTGAGCATAAGAGATATTCTCTAATTCGGGTCCTGTTTTCGTACTTGTACTTTTATCTGCCTGCGAATTTATCACAATAGGTATTTTATAGTTTTTCGCGATTCTTTTCAAATCAGCAGTAATGTGATAGACCTTCTCTGTATCTGTATTAGATTTTCTATCATCATTCATCAAGTATACCCCGTCTATAAAAACTATATCAGGTTTATACTTCTCTATTTCTCCCGCAATTTGCATAGGAGATTCCCCTGTAATAAGTTGGAAGTTATCGTAATCTTGTAAATCTTCATCAAGGAATTTAAAATACCTTGCTTCTGCTTTTTCATCTAATGTTCTACTTTTAAATTTAGAGTAGTCCATAGCACCTACAGTCATAGCATAGATAGCCATTTCATACCTATCTCTCATAGCTTCTACACCCATTTCTGTTACAAAGTGTAATACTTTGTAACCTTCAATGACTGCATATGCCCCGAATAAAACTTCTGCCCACGTATTATGAGTAACTACAAAATCACCACATAAATAGGAATGGTCTGGACTATCAACACTAATACAAGTCATTTCTACATACTCATTTAAAACCTCAACTGATTTTATTTTTAGTACATCGTAATTGTGAGATTTATTTGGAATTAGTCTTTTTGAAAAACTATTTTTATGTTTAGTGGAACTGAATAAATCGTCATTATCAGAACGCACTCTACATACTATATCTATTCCCGAATCTCTTTTATACTCTTTTAAAGTACATCTATAACCTACACTTAGTACTAACTGTCTAAACTGCATAGCTAATGTTTTATTTCTACTACTAAATGATACATGACCTTTATAATCAACTGTTCCGTCAGTATCTACTAACCCGCGAATTAATTGTTTTCTATCTTCAATACTAGAATATAAAAACTCTTCAGGTATAAATTTATGTTCGCCTGTAATATAGCCGTAGGTATCTCTAAACCATTTTATTTTATGGTTAGACATTCCGCCTTTTAGGTTAAGTCTTATACCTGATAAATAACTGTCTTCAAAATAGTCAGCTACTTTTGAAATTAAATCTCCTTCAGTATTTGTGAAGGTGAAATTATATTTCATAGAAAAACAGCCGTCACCTAACATTAGACCTAAAATATAAGGGTCAATAGGTAAAGGTTTAGTTAAAGGCTTGTAACTAATAGGCTTAGGTGAAGGTATATAAATATTTAACTCCCCGCTTTTTAATGCTACTTTATAAGTATTTACTATATTTTCAATAGTATCTACTTTCCAATCGTTACCTCTTTTATAAGATTTTGAATTATTAAAAATCCATAAATGGTCTTTACAACAATCTATTTGAGTATCATCATTAAAGGTTATTCGCCATACTTGCTCTTTGGCTTTGAACGTTTCTTGTACTGTACAAGGGTTTCCGAATCTATCAATTACAATATCTCCGACTACTAATTCCCCGTTTTTCTTAAAACCGCCTTTGTACATTGGGATAGGCGTGTAATCAGCTAGTCTCTTGCCTACACCTGTTTTCCCGATGATTGTAACTAATGATTCTTTTTCAAAGCCTTTTAATAGATAGTCTAACAAAGGGAAGCCTGTAGGTATACCTACAACCCCTTTATTTTCTTTGCCTTCTAAATATCGTTTTTTACGCGCTTCTATATTATCAGCCAAACCTACATTCTCTGTAAATTCAACTTCAGTTTTTATCCATGTAATATCTTTCGATATTTGAGATAAAGCTTCTTCTACATTCCCTTCTGAAATTAAATCAGAACATTTTTCTATACTATCAGCCATTGAATCTTGTCTCTTCCGATTTCTTAATTCTTCTAGCCAATACTTTAATCCTTCTTCTGTTCCGACTTTTCCTTCAAATTTTTCTAATTCATAGTTAGGGAATTTAGATTTAAAAGCGCGTTCAGTAGGTACTTCACCTGTCTTTAATACGCTTTCACAAATAAATCTATACGCGCTTTTTGTTTCGCCATATAGAAATTTTTCATCTATGCGGTTTTCTCGAACCATAGCTAGGTCTTTTGTCTCTAGCAATTTTGAGATAAACAGATTATCTAAATTCATTTAATACCGCCTTAATACATCACTTACATTACTTATACTGTATGCATTTCCATAAATAGCATTTCTTCGCTCTTCATTTTCATCTACATACATTTCTAAATCTCCCGTTCTTAAAAGAATATCTACTTCTTTATCTGAAGGGATAATATGTATATCATTGTACATTACACCGATTTCTTCAAGCAAATCATAAATACTATTCCCATAATACTTTTCTAGCCAATCTTTACTTACAACCAAGTCGCAAGTATAAGGTGTTCTATTGAATATAAAACGGGATAACTTTACCCCGCTTTTATGTATTTTAGGTTCTTTATAATCAGCTTTAAAGATATTTTTATTTGGTGGCGAAAGTATCGTATCTTCTATACGAATACCTATAGAACTGTAGTTAGTTATATTTGAAATATCTCCATGTAACATATCTAACCCCTAAAATCATCGCCGACAATTTTTATAGGTACAGTTGCCCCTTTAATTAAAGAGCATACACTTTCCCCATATAATTCTTTTACCCCGTCTAATTTCATATTGGTACAGATGATAGTAATTAACCCCTTATCTTCTCTGTATCTTAATAGGTCTTCTAAAATCGGAGTTGAAATAGTTGAATCTATATTCTTCCCGATTTCTTCTAATACAAGAATTTCACAACCTTTATACTGATATAGCTTTTCTTCTAATTCAGTTTTTTCATCTAAACTTCTCCCGCTCCAAACCCTAGTATATAAATCAGAATAATTCGCGAAAGTGATTCGATAACAAGTATACCTACAAATATATGCGTGTTTAAGAATAATTGAGGATAGATATGTTTTGCCTACCCCATTACTCCCGAAAAAGAAAATGCCTTTTTCTAAGTTCCAATTTTCTAAATCAGAAATATAGCTTTTAATAAATGACTTCAACTTTTTCCGTGATTCTGTGTTCGTAGATACATCATCTAGTTTAGCGTTATGGAATTTTTTAGGAATACCTATAAGGTTAAGAGATTCTGTACTAATAGATTTTCTCTTTGGTCTCATTAATTCCAACCTCCGCCAATTTCTACGTTATCTTCTTCATCTTCACGCTTAAATTCTCTAACCTTCTTAATCATTTTCTTTTTAGAAGTTTTAGATTTAGTAGGGTCGAATTCCCCATTCAGCCATTTATCAGAATCTCTCTTAATAGAGTTTATCCAAGAACTAGCTAATACATTAATAGTAGGGTCTGTTACATAGGTTTGACCTGAAAAGAATAAAAACTCAATCATTACTAAAATTTCTTCATTTGAAAAGTCTTTTTGTAAACGTTTCATAATTTTAGAATCTTTAGCAATATTAGCCACAATATAAGGTTTATTAGCTTCCTGCGATTTTGTTTCAAAGTAGTACACTAAATCATTAGAATTGAATTCCTCTATTGTGTTTTCTAGGTCTTTATACTTATTTAAAAAACTCTGTCTCTTAGTCAACCCCGCTTTTTTCGCGCCAAGTTGTCTATTCTTTTTCTGTTCTTCATAGAATTCTGTAACCTGATTTCTGCTTTCGCGGAATGAGTCCAATAATTCTTTAGAGACTTTCATTATTCATCACCTAAAATCTCGTTTACTGTTTCTTCTAATTTTTCTACTACCCAATTCTTAGCTTCTTCAAAAGTAACTTCTCTGTCTTCAAATTCGCCTGTAAAGGCTACATCAACACGAAGACTTTCATAGTTGCCCATATTCTTAGTAACACCTACTGCTACAGTAATTGTATTGTTAGAAGTGGTAGTAGTTTTTTCTTCAAATTCTTTAACAGGAGTTTCTTCTCCACCTTTTTTAACAGTAGCATTGATAGATTTTGTTGTAGTAATTTTCTTTCTTAAAGGATTCTTTGTTGCCATGTTCTTTTCTCCTTGTCTCCCTGTAGTGGACATTTGTATTTATGTAGTGTACTTCAAATTAAGCTTTGCTAACTCTTGTTTTACAAGCTTGCTAAACTTAATCTTAGAGTATTGTCTACCTGTCATTAATTTAGTTTCTTCAGCGATTTTCCCGATTAGCATAATCTGTTCACGGGTATATAAACGATAACCTCTTTTGTTTCTAAAGAGAGTGTTAGGTAAAACACCACTTAACTCCCATTTACGGACAGTTTGTGTAGTTCTACCTAAATACTCAGCTAACTCACTAATGGGGAATAATTCTACTGTCACACCATTTTTTAGTGTTGTCTTAGTACCTTCTCTATTTTTCTGTAACATTATTATTCTCTGCCTTTTTTCTTGCTAGCCACTTTCTTAATTTCCGCCATTTCTTCTTCTACGATAGCTTTAACAAAGATTCGCGGAGTACCTTCTTTAACATCAAATAAAGATTGAATATATTCGCCTGTAACTTCTCCTGTATCGTACAATTCTTGAAGCGCTTTTTCATCAACCTCACGTACAATTTTTTCTGTAATGACTTCAGCATGACCGTCAGACATTAAAATGTCAGGCGCGTCTTCTTTAAGCTTCACAGATTTTGGAATAGTAGCGCCATATTGGAATTTAGCATTTTCAAGAATAAAGCCTGTATCTGTAGCAGTACCATTCTCCATAGCGTATTTTTTAATAATGCCTGACAATTCAGTTTTACGCTTTTCATATTTTTTCATCATAACAGAAATGTCATTATATTCTTCTACTGCTTTTTCAATCTGTTTTTCTGTGAAGCCTTCTTCTTTTTTGAAATTACCTTTTGTAACGTTTGTTGCTTTTTTCTTAAATAAAGCCATGATAATACCTCTTTCGTTTTAATTAAAGATACATAGTAACTGTAAACATATTATATCAAATAAAAAGCAAGGAGTAAAATTAGAACCCCTTGCTAAATACCGACTTTAACCGAATTTTAGATTTGTCTACTGTGAGTGGACTTTGTCTTCTACGAGTGGACATATTCTTATTGTGAATTATAAAATCAAGCTTTCTATATCGTGCTAACCTATTACTTAAATGGTTACAGAAAACTGCGGTATTGCTAAAGTGATAATCATATACTTTTGCCCGCGGACTTTTTCCTTTCTCTGTTCTTCGTACACGACCTACTGCTTGCTCTACAACTTTCCCGTCTTTCATACTGCTACATAAGAAAGCTACGCTCCAACGCTTACAGTTAGTACCTTCACTACATTTACTATAGGTAGTTAAAGTGATAACTACTTCCCCTGTTTCTGCTTTAGTTAAAACTTCATCGTTTACTTCATCGGAATTATTCCCATTATATACCCCGATTTTTTCTTCAGAGATATTATAGCGTTTCATAAGTAATTCTTTGTACTCTGTACAGAATTGTTTCTGTTTAAAGAATACTACGCAACTTTCCCCGTTTTTATATTCTTTGTAAATATCATCACAAATTTTTCTTTGTGTTTCTGTAGAGGACAAAATTTCCGAATCAAGATTAGCTAAAGAATAATCTATCTTTTTAGGTGCGCCTGCAATAGAGGAATACCTACGTTGCCCGCTTTTTGTTGGAACATTATCACTTGTTACATAGTGACAAATTAACCCCTCTTGTGCAATAACATTTCCTTCATAGTCATACTGTTCAGGTATAACCTTAACATTAAAAATCGGGTCTAAATGAGTAGGTACTTCCCTAATGTACACATCAACAGGCAAGATATTTGTATCATCTTCCTTAGCTTCATACTTATAACATACTTCCCCGAAATATAATTTTATGACATGGGATAACCCGTCACTACGTTCTAAGGTAGCAGTTAGACCTAACTTGTATTGTGAGTTAAATTTATCTACAACGCTAAACATAGGGGCGGAACTTCTATGACATTCGTCTCCAACTACTAACCCAAACAATGATGTAAATTCTTCTAACTCTTCTTCACTCATTCTATATAAAGTTTGTACAGTAGCTAATGTTACATACTTCCCGATTTTTCTATTTTTGCCTTGAATAAGACCAATAGGTTCATCTGTATCGAATACATCTGAATAGTCTTTAGACCATGAACGAATTAAATCGTTCTTGTGTAATAAAACTAAAGTACGTTGGTTCAATTTACTTGCTATACTTAGCGCGGTTATTGTTTTGCCAACCCCTGTGTTCATTACCACGAGACCTTTTCTTTTATCGAAACCGTTGTTATTGGATAAATATTCATTTTCAGCTTCCTGTTGTGCTTCTCTCAAAGTGAATTTAAACTTAGGGAACTCAACTTCAGTACCTTCAGGGTAGCAATCTTCATAGATAAATTCGTCATAGAAAGATGATACATCAAACCCATAAGGAAGTAAAATGCCTTCTTCGACCCGATTAAAGTATTTTAGTGTCTTTGGTATACGGACATTTTGCCACCGACTGTACTTCACGGCTTGCAAATATTTTGGGTTGTCAAAAGTGAGTTGCGCCTTAATTTGGGCGAGCGTGCAACTATCATCTTCAATTAAAAGCAATCTGTTACCTGTTTGTATTCTACATTTCATGGTTAAAATCTCCCGAAAATTTTTCTTGGTTTAATGATTGGGTGAGGAACGAAGTGACGAACTACCGAGCGTAGCGAGGTCTATATTGATTAATCTGAATATTTCTATTTGTCTACTACCAGTGGACAAATGTCTTTTCTGACATTATCACTATTCTTCTATACGTAGTATAGAAGGATAGGGATAATAATTCTAAATAATTTTAATAATATTCTTAATACTTACGTAATACTTATTACGTATCTATTACTTACGTAATATTACACACGTAATACTTATATTATCATAGACGCGCACGCGTGGGCGCGCACGCGCGCGTGATATTGTTTATATTATATAGGGGAATAAAAATCGTGTCAAAACCTGTAAAATCAGCACCTATGATTTTATGGTTTTCAATTTTATTTCTTAAAAATCTGTTCAGGTGAAAAATTGGGGTGATATTTTAGAACGCATTTCTAATTTAAGGTACGAATTTTAATCGGAGAGGTGTGTCTACCATTTTTTAGGTGAAATCTATCTAGGGAATTTTTTAACGAGCCTTAGAGGTCAAAATTTTGAATTTTAGAAAATTTTCAATATACTAAATCTAAAATATTCGATTTTGGATAAAATCGGGCAGTAATAAAAATTCATAAAATCATGTATAAAGATAAAGAGTACATCATTTACGATGTACTCCTATAGTGGACATTCTACATAAATTCGTTTTTAATATACTCAACTAATTCATTACAATTCAAATCTTCAACGCTTTCAATAGCTTTTGTAGCCACAGTATTTGCATTGTCTAATAACGCATTATGATTCATTTTAAACTTGTAATTCATTTCAGTATAAGAATTATTAAAGGTCTCATCGTAGATAATATCTAATAATTCAGCCTTGCCCAAACAATTTAGATTTTCTTCAATTTCTTCATAAGATAGATTGAAATCTACAGTTTTCATGATTCTTTCTCACTTTCTTTTATTAACTATCTAGCTATATCTTCGGCTATGCTAGAATTCTTTTCTCATTTCTTCTTCACGCATTTCTAAAGAGATTAAATATAACTCTTCGCGTTCTTTGGCTTCTTCAACTGATGTACAGTTTAAAGGCGGATACGAAAAAGTGGAATCGAAAGGGTCATAATTTTCATTCGCCCATTTCACTTCAAGCATATTTTTTATAATATGCTTTTTGATTTTTGATAGTTTCATAAAATCACTCTTTCTTTATTTAATTATAACTAGAACAGTAGTTATTATCTAACTACAATGTTATTATAACACATATTCACACATAAAGCAATAGGGAATTTAAAAATAAAGCGCTCAATTAAGAGCGCTTTATATATTAGATAGTGTATGAGTTACGATACATTTTTATGTGTTGATAAATTTCTCTATTGCTTTTTTGATTAGCAACTCTCATTTCAATACCTAAACAAAATTCAATTTTCTTTTCTATTTCTTCATTACTTAAATTCTTATTTATTTTCATCTTTGGAATTATACGAGAATATACCTTATACAAAATACTTTCTAAATCTTGTAATAATTCTTTTCTTAGCGCTTTATTTTCATTTCTTTCAAAATCATCATTAATTTTTTGAATTAAAGCTTCATATAAGTTCATGGTATCTTTCATTTTAAAATCTCACTTTCTTTTATAAAAACGTGTAGTAATCTTTGCTACAATCATATAATAACACACTTTCACACATAATGCAAGCATTAATTTTTTTGATATAAAAAGAGTACATACAAATTTATGTATGTACTCAACCAAGATATTATTTTCTAGTTTTAAAAATATTAAATCTAAACGCAATCATGCATAAATGCTTTTCCGTCATATGAGGTAAGGACTGAATCTTATACCCAATGAACATATCTAGTATAAATTCTTTCTTAACATATATCTCCCCGCCTTTTTTCAATTCAAGATATAGCCACGGAATTTTATATTTGTAACAGAAAGCATTTTTTGCTTTAACAGTAACCCCATATTTATTTTCATTAACTATTTTAGCGGTAGCAGAATCTACTACTTTACCAATTAAATAGTATCTAAACCCATATGCATTATTTCTACATAGCCATAATAACCTACAGAAATATCTTTGAATTCGCTCAATAAAAGTAAAATTCGGGTCAATTAAATCTACATACCCTGCTATTAACTTCCCGCCAGATTTATCTTCAAGGTGATAGACATAGTGTTTATTAAAGTCATACCTGAAAATCTTAGGAACGCATTTTTCAGAGATTAACCACTCAATATCTAAGCAGTTATCGTAAGTTTGCCATAGTCTAAAATATTTAGGTAAATTGCCATACTCATCACAGAATAAAACCACAATAGGGTTTGTAATATAGCAGAATATATAGATTATAAAAGTGAAAAATTGGCGGAAGATATACTCTATTACTTGGAAGCTAAACATACTGCACCTACTATAGCCACACCACTTAAAATAGCAATCGTTCTATTTTGCCGTTTCTTCACTTTGTACTTGTGTTGGAGTGTCTTGTAGCTTTCTATCGACTGATTCAAAGATTCTTCTGTTTTCTTCAAGCTTTCTAATTGCTTCTTGGAGGTTTCCTTTGCTCTCATCAATTCCTGTGCTTGTAGTTCGTTGCTCTCTTTCAATTCGTTCAATAATTTCTCTTGCTCTACCATTGATTTCTGTGCTTCGGTCAATGTTAGAGTTGATACTTTCAGAATAGTCAATGCTTCGTTGGAGTTCTGTTTTAGTGTCTTGTAAGCGTTGTAGTCCATTGTCACTGTCTGTGGTTTTTGGTGTGGCGAGGTAGTGGTCAACAACTCTTGTTCCGCCATAACCGATACAGGTACCAATAATAAAGCAAAGAAAAGGAATAAAGATTTTCTTAGTGATTCTTTGAGTAATACCATACATGTCTATCTCCTTAAATATAATTGCAACCCCATTCATGAGCGTAGAATCTAGCGTTGCCACGAATTTGGTCGCCACCACTCCAACGCTCTTCGCCATTTCGGAGTACTAATAAGTCCCAACGCTCTACAGTAGAATCGGGACCATGTGTATTGTTAAGGTAGCCTGTGTAATCAGGGTAGTAAATATCTGCCCCGTCTTTATTATCTGCCGCTTCCGCATGCGTCATAACATGCTGTAAATCTAAAGGAATACCAATGTTAATACAAGCTACTGCAACGCATTGAGCAAGCATATTTAATTGCGCTTCAGTAGGTGGTTCTGCACCTAAATAATTTTCATCGCGGGAATCATTGCCACAACAAGCTAAAGAAATACCAATCGCTCTACTGTTACGAAGCCATGTATGACTTCTTTTGATAGTTAAATCATAGTCAGGTACATATAACTCCCCGTTTTTATCAATCACTAAATGGTAGCTAGGAAATTCGACTTTGCCATAACCTACCCCTGTCCAATGACAGTAGATTTTATCAATTTCGCCTACTGCGTCGGAACACATTTTTTTGAAATCTTCTAAAGTAATTCTAATCATTTTTTATCCTCATAATCTACAGAAACTTTCTCCCCGTCGCTATTTACTTCATACGAACCTTTTTTCGTATTGAAAATAGAATTGATAGCTTTATTCACGGGTTGAATAAAAGTGCCACCCATTGTAGCAGTAGTCAATGTAGAATACCAATCTGTGTTATAGTTATCTTTCACATACACCATGTAAACAACTAAACAAGTAAAAACAATAAATGCTACAAAACTTGCAAAAGCTAAAAATCGGGTCAAAGACATTTCCCCGTTCTCTGTTAACATAGACTTAAACCAATTCAACTTCTCACCGCCCTTTCTCTTGAAAATTGGCGGAGTATTTAACCCCGCCCTGTAATAATTTTAATAACATATTTAATAGACTCATTACTAACCTTAAATATTTTACTATTAGTCTGTTGCCATGATTCTATAATAGATACAGATTCTTGGAACACAGGAATATACATTAAAATATGAGCGGTCAGAATGTCCACGTCTACATTTAAAAGCGGGATAGAAAAGTCAGGAGCAAGCATAACCAAAGCACTAAGAGTTAAACAACAAGGGTAAAATAACATTTTGCTATATAACCCTTCTCTTAAATTTTTACTCACTAGGAATCTTTTGAAATGCCCCTCTCTGACTTCTACAGGTCTCCACGCTAAGAAAAACCCTGTGAGAAGTGGTAAGAACCCATGACCTCTTTTAGTAAACTCATTGTAGTTCCAAATTTCTACATACATTCTAACTGTGGTATCTAATACAATTAAAAGTATACATAGAAAATAAGTGATTGTAATGTCAGTTAAATGTTGTAGTGTTATTGATTCTGCCAACTTTTCATAAAGTAATTCCATAGTGTACCTTAAACTATAACATTCCTGCCTCTTTAGCTTTTGCGATTGTAATAGGAGAACCGTCAGAATACATAGCAATACCTATATAGCCGTCCCCGCTTTTATTTAGTTCTTTAAGTTTTTGTACAATATCAGCATCTGTTTTATTTGTAGAGCCTGTTTTTGAAATAATAAATTTCGTACTTAATTGACCTTTAGTATTAGAATAATGGAATATCAAATTGTTATTATCAAACTCTAATACAGCACCATTACCACCACCGTCTAATGGAATATTTTCAGCGAATATATTTCTTGCGAGTTTAACAGGAATAGCTTCAACTAAGTTTTGTCCATTTTTATTCAATGTTAAAATAGCGTCAACTGTGTTATAACCCGCTACAGTATCAAGTTTTTCAAAAATTGCGGGGCGAGATTGATGTGTTTGGAAGCCAACGGAGCGACTATAGAATGTAGCACCCATAGTGTTAGCGTCTTCCACACTTACAACTTGTCTTAAATCTCCTTCGTAAATATCTGGGTTAAATATATCTTGAATTAACCAATATACTGACTTAGAATTATCATTCGGTTTAACAATTTCATAATCTTGAACGGGCATTGTAACACTATACTCTTTCCCATTAGTTGTATACTTAATGACAACGCTACCATTCGGGTTTTCAGATTCTTTAGGTACAATACCTAATGTTAAGGTGTTCCACGAAAGAAGACCCGCAGGATTACCGTCTACCATTAAGTTGAAGTTTGACTTAAATGGGGATTTATTAACGCGAGCCTTATAAAGACCGTCAGCGACTTTTACATTTTCAATATCATACAAAGAATAAATTATTACTCTATTAGTCTCAACTTTTTCAAACGTATCTTTTAATAAACCTACAGGCTCCATTTCATTTCTATTTTTTTGTTTGAAAATGTTGTTTTTATTTAAATTACTCACAAGGTACTGATAATCGCCACTACCAGAGCCTGTTTGAATAGCATTAATTTCATTTACAAAACTAGAAAATCTACCTTGTGATGTTACACCTTTAGCGCGAATTGCATTGGCAATCGCTTCTTTAGTTTTGTTAAGTTCATCAATACTTACAATTACAGCTTGAATATCCATAGAACCTCCTATTGGTTTAATTTATCAAGAGCCTTTTTCAAAGCAGTTAAATCAGCTTCATACTTAGACTTAGTTATAAACAAATCATCACATTCACTTTTTCTATAAAGAACCTTAGATGAGTTGTCAAAATCTTTCGTAGTCAAAACAGAGCGGGAAGTAACTCCGTCCCACCATGTTAAGCGACTTGCAGAAAATGCCAAAGGTTTATCTTTATGACCGACTTCTGTGCCATTGCCCGCGGACATTTTAATTAATGCCCATTTATTTCCCGATGTATCTAACCCATACAAAGGAACATTATTTTTTAAAGCGGGTAAATCAGAAGAAGGCGGGATAAAGTTGATATTATTAAAGTACTCTACACTATTAGAATGTTTATATACTTCTACTTTACCATTATTATTAGCAGTAAAATATACTTCCCCGTTTTTTATTGCAAAATCTTCAACTTCTAAAGCATTATTAATTCCTAGACTATTTACTTCATCTTTGTCATTTTCGATTAAGTAATTACCTACAGAAATTAAAACTTTTCCTTCATAGAATAATGCCCCATTTGTATCTACACTATCAGATAATACATTGATAGTCTTATTCTCTCCCGCCACTCTATCTTTAGAGTAGAATTGTAAATTACGGGAATTTTTAGTACCCGTATACAGGATAGATACAAATTTTTGCGCGGAAGAATCGTACCCCAAATTAAATACTTTATTAGGGAAGGTAAGAGTAGATTCAATAGCCATACTACCATTCATGACGGCAACTTGGTTAGGGTTGACTGCTCCATTAGTAACATACACTTTATCATCTACGGAGCAAAGAGTGTTACAATGTCCTAAACGATTTTTATCAGTAAAAGTCTGTTTAGATAACAAACTAGAAAAATCAGCATTGTATTTGTAAAATACTTGTCTCTCATTATCACCACTAATACAAGCAATAAAAAACGCGTCTAAAGTTTTATTATAAGTAAAACCCTGACATTGATTAATGCCATTATCTAAGGGTACTTCTAACACCTTAACGATGTTAGAAGCACTTTGGATAAGAGAAGATTTTTTCGCCTTTAAGGAGTTTATAAAATCAGCTTCAGTTCCTGTATTGCCTAATTCTAGCCATGATTGATAAGCACTTTTGCCTTTTGGAATTGTTATTTTGCCTATCTTAACTCTAGCCATTATGTCTCCTTCCAAAAACCTATAATATCAAAAATGTATCTTCTATTGTTGCCCTGCACTCCCCAACCTTTAATGTTGCGTGAATTAGGTTCAACATAGATACTATTATTATTTGAGTCAACTGCAACCTCTAATAATCGAAGAGGTACAGGCGCGTTGGCAGGGAGTGTAGCTATTACACCACCATTACCACTATTTTGAGTCATTTTAATGTCTAAATGTAGCTTACCTAAGCCTGTAATCGGAGTGTACTCTAAATAGCCTCTCCCATTACCCGCTGCACCTGCCTGTGCAACACCCCAATTTACATTATAAATTTTCAGTTCAGCAGATACAGGAGTAGTTGGAGTATTTTCAGGATAAGTAATATCTACATATACTTCCCCATTTTCTTCTACAGAAAAATCAAAAGTAGGCACTCCACCGCCTTTAGCGATTTTCTTTTCAACTTCTTTTAAGTCAATTTTAGTAGCTAAATCTATTACATTAAAATTGTCAGGAATATTGGTAACTTTCTTTTTAACACTTTTAATGTCAGTACCAACTTGTACTAACACCTCATTTAGTTGTTGTTTTAATGTTTTGTTAGCCATTAGTTATACCTATTATGCTACGCTATCACGAGCAGTTGTATATACTGTTACTAAATCTGCACTAGATAAATCGCCTAAACCAATATTTTCTTGCGCTTGTTTTTGTTGCTCTGTAGATAAAGATTGCGGGGAGTCAAAGGCAACCTTTTTAGCTACAGTACTAGCTAGTGCAGTTGCAGTAGATTCATCTGCTTGCAATTTGTCCGCAATTTCTTTCAAAGTGTTCAAAGCTTCAGGAGCGTTATCAATCAAAGCATTGATTTTGTTATCAATTAATTGGTTTACTGCGGTTTCATCAGTACCTGTATTAACTGCACCAATAGAAGCTTTTAATTCATTCATAGCGCGTACAACACTTGTTTTATCAGTTGTAGCTAAAGTAGTTAAATCACCTAATTTTGTACCAACATCGGTTTTCAAAGTATCAACAGAATTTTTAATTTCTACGTCTTTACCTTTTAAAGATTTAATGTCAGCACCAATAGCTTTAACAACATTTTCAAGAACAGTTTTTAAATTTGTAGCCATAGTAAAACCCTTTCTAGTTAGAACTTAAAATATACAAGGCTTGTAAATCAGGAATTTCTTCCCCGCTTGTTTCTCCTGTTTCATTGTTAGGTTTCCCAACATTAATAAACGGGGAGAAAGCGTCTACTACATACACATCAGGTATGTTAGTACCTTCTTTTTTGTCGAAGGGGCAACATTTGTCTTCAATTTCTAGTTTTTTCATATTACCACTCCTTCTTAGTGCATAGAAGAATCATGAATGATTTTAAAATCGCCCATGACTAATTTATATTGTAGACTATCTCCATTCTCTAAAGGGAGAATAAGAAATACATCATACACCGCTTTTCTCACACTCTGAGGAATTTTCAAAGAAAGTTTATTCGGAATGTGGGCAATAATTGTGTTAGACTTAACCTCACAATTAACTTCACATATGACTATATCGGTTCTTGTGTCTCTGATTTTCATTACTGCTTTTGCCCCGTCAAAATTATTTTTCGGGTGGAGAATGTATTTTTTATACCAATCAGAACCTGTATATAGTACTTCATTAATTATAAGCATACTATCACCTATAAGGGTTTATTAGAAATATCTACAGAATTAGTACTTTCTAAATCTATTAAATCATTATGGATACACCCCTCTGTAGGGCAAGTACCATCGTTATTTAGCGTAGCATAGCACCATTCACAAAAGTGCATTACAGGGACATCACTTTTAACTTCCATAATTATTCACCGCCTTAATTTTAGCAACCATTTCAGTATTTAACTTTTTATATTGCTCTTGTAAATCAGAAATATCACCATTGATTAGCCGTCTACGTAACACCATTTGCTCTAATACCTCAAATCGTTTATCATAATATGTTTTGATTTCAGATATTTTTTCAGATTTTGATTTAATAGTTGGTTTCTTTTCAACAAAATCTGTACCATTATATACCTTATTATTCTCAACTGCGTGCCAATATTCCTCTTCAGACACTTCAGCTATTTTAACCCCGTCAAATAATTCCGAACTGTCATTTGTATCTGTGTATGCAAAATCACCAGTTGTTATGTTATATAAAATATACATATTCTCTCCTATCGTTGAATCTTATATCCCCAAACTTCCCATATATGGGAATTTTCATAACCATATGTAATAAAACGGGTTGGTGTAGATTTATTGCTAATGCCCCAATAATTATCTGTAACTGTAGCAATATTAATTACTTCTAACCCTGTACCTATGCTCATCTTTCTGATTTTTTCAAGCCAAGACACAGTAATTTGTGAAACCCCTAAATAGTTGCCACTATCACCACTAAGTGTAATGATAAGAAAATCATAATCTGTATACGGATGTTTTAAATTGAAAGAATCTCTATCACGCCCAGTTGTAAAACCGTCATCCCTTGCGTCATATAAATTTACACAATGTTCAGGGGAAGGAACAATATCCCTTGTCAATGCTAACATACCTCCACGTGTATCGTTGGTATACCACAAAGGTCTTTCTTTAGAGTTCAATACAGAACATTTAGTATCTAATGAACCAAAATCTAAATTTCCGTTAGGTTTTAATGCAATCTGCCCTTTAAAATTTTCATTAATAAAATTAATTGAGCCTGTCATAGTACCACCTTTTAAAGGTAGATATTTTTTAACTTCATTAGCTATATCTTCTTCAGTCGCTAATTTTTTATTGGAAGCGTTTTTATTACTCCAAACAGGCTTTTCAGTACTAATAAGGTTAATTTTATTAGTAGAACCCCAATCAGAGCCTTTTTCGATAACACCAATATCTAGTACGTTGTGAGGTGACATTCTAATTTTAGTTTTTACTTGGTTAGCAACGTCCATTAAAACTATACCTGAAGAGTTAGAGAAGGTAATATCTCCCGTCATTTTATCGCCTGTTTTATTTACTTTTTTGGCAACCTCATTATCTAGTTCTTCATTAGTAGCTAAGGTTTTACCTCCCATACTAGGAGTATACCATTTAGGTTTATTTTTACTATGTAACATAATTTGTGATGTTACATTATCTAAAGCTGAGTCTTCATTAACCCCAATATCAAAATTGCCATTTGAGGATATTCTAATTTTGGCATTAGGTCTATCTTGACTTACTTCTTGGAAGGAGATATTAGAACCATAAATAGTTAATTGACCTGTCATGGTATCACCAGTAACGTTTACATATTTATCATCTAAACTCCTAGTCAAATCATCATGTAATTTACCTAGAGTTACACTTTTATCTGCTAATTTAGGAGTTGTAACATTTAAGTCTTTGATATGTTTAGTTAATACCCCGCTATCAACTAACTGCATATCTTTCCCGACTTTTTTTACCCCATTACTAGCAGTCAACACTTCCCCGCCTGTTACTATCCACGCACTACGCGTAGCGTCATACATCAAGTTAAGCATAGACCCTTGTGTAAAGGTATCATTAGGAATTGTATTACCAGTTACATCAAGAATTGGTTTATCTCCTGTGCCACCTACATTCAATGTAGAGTTAGATTTTAAGTTATAACCTAATTTAACTTTTACAGATACCCCGTCTTTTAAAGTAATCGGGTGGTCATTTAAAAATTGAGAAGTGATACGTTGAGTTACTGCACTACCTGTAGTTACTCCAAAAGCTACTACATTATTTTGATAATCTTGCATATCAATTAGATAAGTAGGGATAGGAACGAACCCTGTATTACTAATTGTTAGGTTAAGCAAACCACCTCTAGTATTCAAAATTGTTAAGGAGAAGTTCAAGGTAACAGGAGTAATGGTAGGTAAATCAACCTCATCAGCGTTTAATGTTTTAGCAATCATGTAAGGAAATTCACCTGAAGAAATGCTACTTTGTGTAGCAAATACAACAAGTGTATTCATTCTAAATTTTGCGGTTACATTGTTGTTTGTAGCTTGAATAACAATAGTTGTACCTGAAGTACTATCTACGGGTTTTTTATCTACAACATTAAAAACCATATTGCTACTAATTCCTGTAGTATTACTTACATTATATAAATCACTAGGGTTATATGAACTACCTACAATACGAGTAATAGTAATCTTACCCGCTCCCGCTTCTGCACTTGCTAAGGCTCTTTCACCAACCTTAGTTAGCATTATATGTTCTTGTTTCCATGTAGCCATTTACCTACTCCTTGTTAAATCATACATATAACTTTCTGTAATCACGAATTGTAATTGTTGCGCGAAATTTTTTAATTCCACGAATTCGATATTTACAGTAGGAACAATTTCATCAAAATAAAATGGAATATGTTGACGGATAAACCTAGATACAACATATACATTTGTTGTTACACTATTAGCTTGGTCTACGTTTTCGGCAAACATTTTAATGTTTAAATATCTCCCGTCTTTTCCGTCAACTGCTTTTGTCTTTCTAGTATAAGTTATTTCACTATCCATACCTGTTAATGCACGGATAATGAATTGAATACCTCCTATCGTGCCACGTCTTTTTACAAACTCCCCAATGTTAGCAAGAAAAACGCGGTTAAAGTATACATCAATATCTTGGAAGTATTCTAAACCCCAACACTTATACAGTAAAGGTAAAATTTCTTCAGGGCAACGTAAAGGGTCTACAAGGTCTTTAATACCTCTAGCCTTTTCTAACAAGTAGTCAGAGCCTGTGAATAAAGAAGCTTGTAAATATTTATATAAATCTTGGTGCTTTGTATACTTTATATCATACTCCGAGTATACCTTCGGTAAGTGTCTATAGTAAATAAAGTCTACTATATCCTTCCCGTCAATTATTTTAGGCATTATTCTTTACCCCCTGTTACATTCAAAGTAATAGAGTTAAATGTTACTACCTGACTATCTGTAGGCTTAATAACTAAAGTATTAGGAGAAGTAACGCGGAAGGAGTATACCCCATCTATATTATCATATACTGCTTTTTCAAATTTAGTAACAGATACAGATTCGCCAATAGAGAATTTCCCAACTGCAAAATATTGTTTAGTGAAATCTTCAATCGCTTTTTGTACAATAGACCGAACATGGTTATCATCAATAATTACAGAAGCTTGAATAGAAATAGAGTTTTTCTCCATAGGGAATAACTCAATATTTTTCATACCCGCCAATTTTCTAACAGATAATTCTTTTAACATTTCATTCTTTTCTGTTTCAGTAAGGGTATGTCCGTCTTTCATCATTAGATAGATTTTTAAACTATCAAAATCTAAAGGGTTTCTAACTGTTTTAGTGTATAGAACAGTATTGAAATTTTCCTTAATTACAGAATCGAAATCAGATAAAGTTAAAGCACCCCAACGTGTAAGTTGATAAGCAGGAGCATTAACCTTAATCTCATCTAGGCTTTCTTTTTCAGTACCTTTAATATGAGGTTCTTCAGGGTTAAAGGTATCTGAAATTTGCGGAAGATTAGAGACTAAAGAAGTAATAGTATTAGCACGAACATTACCTACAACTCCTCCGCCATACATATAACTGCAACGAATACCATTAGCGTATTGTGGTGGAATTGCCCCTAAATTGCCGTCACCAAATTTCACTTGCACTACATCATTATCTAAAGCATAAGGCAAGTAATGATTAGAGGCATAGTTAGAATCAATAAAATTCTTTACTTGCTCCCATTGAACCCATGCACTATTAGCGTCATATTTAACCTCTAATTTCATAGAGGAAATATCTACAGGGTAATAGGATAAGTTAAAGACTTGATTCTTTCTGCCATTGGAAGTACCTAATACTTCATTACTAATTTGTTGCCCCTGTTTACATAAGACTTTATATAAATACTTCCCGTCTCCGCCTTTTTCATTACCTTTTTTATTAGCAGGAATCACTAAGTTTTCCATAGTAGTAAAATAAACGGGTTGAGAAAGTTGAGTAGCAGGAGTACTAATTACAGTACCTTTCGGAATTAAAAAATCGGTAGGTTGAGTATTTTGTAATACAAATACTTGATACACCTGACTAGGGGAAGTTGACTTTGGAATGTAGCCAAACATATTACACCATAATAGCGCGTTTTTTCTTTGTTTAGCAGTAGCCAATAAAGCTTCATTTGCTTCCCTATCAACATAATAAGATATTACATCAAGTGCGCGTGCTAAAGCTTCAATAATAACTATACCTGCGTCATTTTGTGATGTATCAGTATAGGTAGGTAACACCGATTGAAGGTATCGAATCATATCAGCGCGAAAACTTTCATAATCGCGGGAAGAATAATCTATACCTAAAGTAGTCGCTCTATTTTGAATCATTGATTAACCCCACTTCTAACGTTACAACGTGTTTTTTCTTTGTAGCTTTAACACTAAAGCCAATAATACCTAATAAAACATTATCCTCATTTATAATTTCAATGTCTTCAACATCAATCAATGGAACACATCGAGTTAAACAATCTTTAATGTAATATTTAGCAATAACTGCGGTACTAGGGTTATTAGCTTCCCATGTTAAACTATCTACTTCAGAGTAAATATGGTATTCCATTCCCCGCTCAAATTTTGGAGTTTTTAACACTTGTTGCATTTGCTCAATGATATGTGTAATTTCACTATCATTAGCCACGCTCATTGTTGCTCCGCCTTGAACAGAAACGCGGAAGGGGAAGGATATACCTCTAACAATTTCATTCATATATTATCCCCCGATAAAAACATTAGGACTACCACTAACGTGATGACCTGACTTGCCACAAACAGTACAAGTAGTAGTATCTCCAATTCTAGTAGCAGGCTTCCCATTTACAAATACAGAAGAACTCCCCGAAGATGATTTATATGTTCCCCCATGAGGACAATTACAAGGACCACTATCAGTAAGTCTATGTAAGCCTAGATTATTTACAAAAACATTCGGGGAAGTAGAAGAGTTAGTACCCCCTCTTGAATGAGGACAATCAGGAAGACCTAAATCACATACCCCTGTCTCACTATCGCCTTTTCTTGTTACTGCGGGCATACTAATCACCTCTATTCATTCAAATCAATTCTATCTGCAAGCATTTTTATATTATTAGGAGTTAAAGTAATCTTTGACCCGCCAACTTGAATGTATAATTTTTTCGGGGCAACAATTATCATTTCTTCACCCTTCATAGCTATACTACAATTATCCCAATTTATAATTCTAACATTGGTATCATAGTCAAAAGCCTTTAAAGGAGTATCAAATTGCCCCCAAAAATTTCCTACATAAAGAGGTCTTTTTATATCTCCCTCTTCAAATTCAATGTAAACTGTGTCATTTATTTTAGGAATAGCAATATCACCATGACCATTATAAGCTACGGGAATTACAGGCTCACACCAATCACTTAACCCGTCTCCAAACACATTAGGACATTGTACTTTGATTCTGCCCTTTTGCATAGGGTCTTTGTTATCTCTAACATAGGCAATATATTTACCGAATTTTTCGCTCATTGTTTAACCTCTATTATTGGAATGTTCCACCGCCTGTATATACTACTTCATCAGAAGAATTATCAGAAGAATCACTAGAAGAATTGGCGGAAGAAGAAGTATTGGAAGTATAATCTTCTCCACTACCATTATAAGTAGGTGAACCACTATTAGTAGTCGAAGAAGACCCCGTTGAATTTGTTTTTGATGTTGTTTCATTCTTGGACACTTTAATTCCGTCTTTATTATAATCGTCTACATAGGCTTTTAAATTTTCGCCAAAGCGAGTTTTAACTACTGTTAAAGTCATGTTCATAACAGAGCCACCACTAATAGAGAAAGAGCGTTTTTTAACAAAGTAATGCCCTGACAAGTATTTGCCAAACCCCATTAAACGTACTGTAGAAGCTAACCCAACTTTCATAGTACGATTATAAGGTCTTAATGCTAACTCCCCTACTAAGTTTCTAAACTCTACTTTCTTATTATTTTTACTAGCTTTTGCCCCGCTATTTGTTTTGCCACTATCTGTACTATCAGGAGACAAATCTATAGCGTTACCGCTTTTTTCTCCAACCCCATTATTTGAAGTTTTAACTTCAGTATCAGGTTTTTTATTTGCTACATACTGACTACCCGACTCTTTAGATTTAGCTACTAATTCTTGTGTAACTTCTATATAAGAGTGTTTCTTATAATCCATTGACTACCTCTCTAGCTACTAAATGTGCCGTCTCCTGTATAAATTACTTCTCCCTCTTCAACCTCATTAGAAGTTTCGGTGGAAGTAGTAGTTTCTGAAGATGAACTATCTTCTGTGCTTTCACTATTATTAATAGTAGCAGATTCGGTACCTTTAGTAGCTTTATTTACATTACTAGATTCAGATTTTGATTGTCTACTTTCTTTGTTTAATTGTGGTGAGAATGAAATAATATCATATGGAGTTTCACCATATTCTAATTGTACCGCATTTTTCTTATCAATAAAACCTTCTATTACATAATACATAGTAGACTTCCCGTCTTTTTCTGTTACTAAATTAGCTACAAATAAATCTAATTCATCATCGGCTAATTCTTTCAAGAATTCCAAATCTGTCTTATTGTTTTGTGTAATAGATGATTGTACAGGGAAGGGATAACTAGGCTCAACATATACTTGCCACCCATATTCTTTACAAATTTCTTGTACAACTTGCGCGGAAGTTTTATTAGACCAACTACGTTTTTTCTTCTCTTTATTGGCTCTGTGTGTTTCGTCCATACAATGTAACTCTAACACAGGCACAAAGCCTTCAGTAAATTTTATATCAATAGCAGAAATAAAACCGCTGAAATAGTAAGCACATTCTTCTGTATCATGTAAAATAACACTACATATTAAAGGCGCTTCTTTTACAATAATATCATCTTCAATGAACTTCCCTTCAACGTCTTTGATAGTAACTGTAATAGAATCGGGAACACCTACTTCTAAGTCTACAGAAATATCTGTAACTTGTGATAACATTTCCCCGCCCATTTGTTTATTATTAATGGTTAAACCAAAGGCGCAACGAATAATATCGTTCGGTTGTTTATATTTTTCTGCTAAAGCTTTAACTACTGTTTTTTGGTCTGTAACGGCTTTTTTATCTTTTCTAAAAGGCGCACCAAACTGTTCTTTGATGTTCTGCCCTTGTTGCTTAAAACCGTTAATCTGCCCATTTAACATAGTTAAATATTCTTTAGATTTTTTATAGGCTTCTTTTGATAAAGCTTCTTTAGCCTTCGTGATTCCGCCCATTTTTTGTAGAGGGTTCATCGGTTCACTACCTCACGTTTCGTTGGTATCGCTAGTACAGTACCAAACTCAATTTCTATTTCAGATTCAAAAGAAGGGTTAGCGTCTAATATAGACCACCAAAGACTAGCGTCTCCGTAGTACTTATATGCTAACCCGTCTAATGTATCTCCTTCTTTGAAAGTGTAATATTCTAAAACAGTTTCGGGAGAAAAATCTTCTCTTTGTGATAAGAAAGGGTTACCTTCTTTTGTATATAAAATATCACAATTTCTATAGCGCGAATTATCATAAATCATATACTAACTCCCCCAACTTTTGTAAAACTTAATGTGAACCTAGATTGTGTAGGGTTCATATATTTATCCCACATTTCATGCTTCACTTCGTAACTGTTTAATACTACTTTGAACGCGTCACTACCTAGTACATACAATGCTTCACTAGGCTTTTTAAAAGCATTTGAATTATCTTCCGCAGGAAGTAACGTTTCAAAAAATTTCTCATAACTTTTTATTTTACCCGTACTAGGGTTATCATACATAAATAACTCTAAAGTAAATGTTTTCTCCCCGCCATTTACAAAATAAAAAGTCGGGTATTGCATACCAGGTGACTTAATACTACTATATTCTGCACTACGGGAATATTTTATTTCTTCAGGGTTAAATTGAAAATATTTTGTTGTCGAAGTTTCAAGATTAGTTAAAGAGCCTTTTATCAATGCGCCTGTACCTTTGGGGTGCAAGAACACCCCATTGAGTACATTTTTGAAATTTAAAATTCCTAATTGATTTTTCAGGCTACGAACAGAGGACTTTACATTGCCAACATTAACCATGGCACTTTGTACACTATTTAAAAAGTTAAACATAATTACCTCTTCATCATATCGCGAATTTCTGCTTTTCGTTCAGCTTGCGCCATAACCTCTCTAGCTACTGCATAAGGGTCTTGATTAGGTGTAGCATAGATAACAATAGAACCTTCCCCAAAGATAACTCTATTATCGCTACTATCAATAGTAGTACTTTCTCCACCCGAATTTTGGCGGGAAATAGATTTAGCTACATTACTAAAACCACTATTTAAAGTAGAAGTAGTTCTGTTGTAATCAATAGCACTTTGGTTATCTGTGTCACTACCTATCAAGCCAAGCATTTGCCCCGCGGTTTTCCACAAGCCAATAGCATTTTGAGAGTTATCAATAGGTACTACAACTTCAGGATAACCCGCTTCACCTACTAAGGCAGGAGTAGGTTTAGTGATAACACCGCCATTAGCTAGAGCAATCATATCTCCTGAAGCTTGTATAGCAGAAGAATCTCCACCTTTAATGAAGTTTACTACTGCGTCTATCGGGTGAGATAAAGTTTCTTTAATATTATTCCATATGCTCGTTACATACTCATAAATGCTTGACATAATACTTGTTACAGAAGCATATAGATTGTTAAAGGTTGCTATAGCACTATCAATAGCGCTAGAAATAAAGCCTGTTATAGCTTCCCAAACATTTCTACAAATATCACTAATAGTATTAAAGCCTTCATTAACCAAAGCACAGAACGCGTCAAAGCCTTCTAAAATAGATTGCCATACACCTTCAAAGAACGCGCAAAGTTCGTCCCAATAAGTGATAATCAAAGCTACTAAGCCAACAATTAATGCTACTACTACACCTACTATCCATACAGGAACACTTAAAACGGCAGCGATTGCACCTATAGCCATAAGTAAAACGCGGACTAAAGCCATACCTGAAGACATAATAACGCGGAAGACAGGAGCAATAAATTTAAGAACTCCCCATAAAGTTTTAGCAATAGTTATGAAAGGTTGCATAACAGAAGCTAACAATTTATAAGCTACGGAAGCCATTATAAGCATAGAAGCTACATTTCCCCATGCTTCAGCTTGCTCATTCGTAATATTTATTAAACCTGCATTTACTGTTGTCTTCCCGTCTTTTTCAGCGGGGTTTTCTCCCATATTATCTTTGTTACGGTCTGCGTCACGAATACCTAACATTGTTTTGAAGTTTGTATACTTTGTATTCAAATCATCAAACCATTGTAAAGTTTCTTGTATACCTTTTTTAATGCCGTCAACAAATGCTTGCGCTACCCTGCTTGCTTCTGCCCAAGTAGCTAAGAATTCAAGCATACCATACTGTTTAGCTAGGTTGAAATTCTTTTTAGATAATTTCCCGTCTAGGAAGTCTACTAAAATATTGAAAATGTCTACTAATCTAGTTACAACACTTTCAGTTAAATCTCTTAACCCGCCAAAATTTGTTTTCCAAGCTAAGTAGGCTAAACCTGCTAAAGCTATGAAAGGAGCGAAGCTAACCATAGTTGCTAATACACTACGAGCAACTGCCATAAAGCCAATTCTCATAGCAGTCAGTAATTTAGTAGTACCTACTGCTGACATCATAAAGGCAGAATACGCGGAAGAAAGTTTTAGGAATAAGCCGTATAACATAATGCTACTACCAACTACTGTTAAGAGAGTGCCAAAAGCAGTTACAAGCTTCATAATTCCGCCAATTAATTCAGGATATTCACGAGATAAATCGCGGTAAGTTTCAACTAAAGATTTTAATACTTTAACTAGAACACCTACAGGAGCAAGTATCATAGAAATACCTTCAGCAATAGGGGTAGCCATAGTTTTAAAATCTTCATTAGTTAAATTATTGATTACATCGAAGAATTCTTTCAAGTAAGCTTTGGCAGTATCAAATACACCCGAATTGGCTATATTAGTTTTAAAGGCTTCCCAAGAATCTTCTAGGTTACTCATCATTTGAGTCCAAGAGCCATTCATTTTTTCGGTAAAGCCTGATACCCCTAAGCCATTTACTGCAATAGCGATTTTTTCGCCAATATCTTTACCCTTCTTCATGCGTTCAATTACATCATTAGGCAAGTCAAAAATTTGTTGGATAGATTTATAGTTTCCGCCCGCCAAGTTTCTTAATGCACTTTGAATACGGAATACAGGCACATCAGGTCGAGAAGCGGAGAAGTCAGTAATAAATTTTAATAAGCCTTGCATACCACCATTAGCAGTAGCATACATTTTTTGTACATCAGCGCCAATAGGTTTAAGTGTCTGCATCATACCGATAACATCACCTAAAGCCATAGGAGATTCGGCAGCGAATTTTTGCGCCCATAAATATGCTTCTTTACCTTTTTCAGCAGAGCCGTATAAGGTAGATAACATATTCATTTGATTTTCTAGCGTTGCCCCCGCTTGTACGGAAGCTTTAGCCATACCAATAAAAGGCGCGGTGAGAGAAGCACCTAAAGCAGTAGTCGCTCCCCCTATCCCCATTAAAAGAGAAGGGAGTTTAGAAAGTCTCCCTTCTAAATCTCCCAACGTTCCCCCTGTTTTAGTGAACTCATCTTGAAGCTTATCTAGGTTACCCATAATACTATTCATAGCACCCGAAACATTATCGGTTAAGCTAAGAACGATACCTAACCCGAAATTCTCCATAAATTCACCTCAACTTTCATTATTAATCATGTTGTTTGTATGTTGATTTAGATTGCAACGCTTCATAATGACCTTGTGCAATAACTAAATTTCTATACATTTTTCTTTTTCGTATACTCATAGACATAATTTTATCTTCATGCCAATGGTACACATAAGATAAAGTATGCACATCTCCATACAAACCCATAAGGGAAGATTCCCTTATGAGTAAGTTAGCAGGAAATGTGTCTATTGAAAACTTATGGAACTATCCTCAAATTTAGAGTTATATTCTGTTCCGCATTTTTCACAATACACTTCTGTATTGTAATCAAAACCAAAGTCATTCATTTCTTTATTTAAGTTAGTCAAAATATCTCTATCCCGAACACTTAAATTTCTAATCATGTCTTCAGTTACAACTTTCAACCCGTCAAATTTACATAAGCGAGTCAACATCAAAGTTTTAGCTTTACCCATGTTTTGTTTATAAAGAGGTAACAATACTTCTCTATCAACTCCCGTTGGTAAGCGTAAAGTACCTTCTTTATAAGCATTTCCGTTTTTATCAATAATGCCTGTACGAAGAGTAAAGGTAGCAGTATGACTAGTATCTCCGCCATATGGTTTGATTTCTAATTCACTTAAAGGAACAGAAGTTTTAATGCCTGCACCACATTCAGGGCAAGTAGAAGTTAAAACAATATCATTACCAAAGGATAAGCGTCTAATCATTAAGATTGCATAATCTGCGTCAGGTACAGGAATGTTGCGAACCAATTCCCGCCATTTATCTACACCTATAGTCTGTGGAGTAAGATTGCCAATTCGTACAATACAACGTTCTAGCAACTTATTAATAGACCTTGCTTCATTCATATTTTTACGGGAGTTCACTTGTAAACTTTCTTCATCTGCACCCGTCATTTCACGAATTTCAAAATCTTTGAGTACTTCATCACTATCAGGTACTTTAACCCCTGCAAAGAATCGGTACTCTGTTTCAAATTCCTCTTCAGCGTCAACGTGTCTCAATACATCATCAACTACTGTTTCTTCGTCTTGCATATTTAGCACTTTATTTTCTGCCATAATTTCTTCTCCTTGTTACCGCATTATTGAGTAGTACTTAATTAGTCGATTAAATATTCGTATTGAATAGTCATTTTTTCTACGGCTACATCATTAGAACCAGCATCTAAGTCAGAGCCTTCCCATTTAGAAATCCATGCTTCAGCTAATTTATAAGTACGTTTTGTTTCACCGAATTTATTTTTAACTTCGATAATAATTGTTTGGCGCATATTAGGGTTATTATAAGATTGACGGAATACCATTTCCATATCTCTATCAGCGAAAGAGCCACGTTCAGCGGTCACTTCATTAAATTTGGCTTTACCACCTAATTTATGAGTGTACTCATATCCGCCTTCATTGTATTCTGTAACACCTGTTTCTTCAGATAAGCCACTAATTTTAGTAAAGCCTGCGCCACTAGGCATACCTGCAACTGTCATTGTAAATTTATACTTTTGCAAAGGGTCATCATATACAGAGCGACTAGCAGATACCTTTAAAGAAAGCATATCTTTTAATTTTTTCAACATAGTTCAGTTAGTTCCTTTCTTATTTATCAGACGGAATACGATTTTCTAAACGAATCACGATAAATTCGGCAGGGGAAGCATACGCATATTTAACTTCAGTAATACAGATACCTCTACGTGTCACATCTTCTGTATTCAATTCCGCGTCACATTTTACGCGGTATGCTTCTTTTGCAGTTTCGCCTTTTAAGCCACCCATTCGCCATACAAAATCTAAGAAAGATTCGCAAGATACTGTAATCTTTTTCCATAAATCTTCTTTGTTTGGTTCAAACACTAAAGGTTCGATACCTTCATTTAAAGATTTACGCAAGAAAATGTCCATCATATTAGCAGATACATATTTAAAGTTAGAATCTTGATTAAGAGTTCTAGCACCCCAAATAATATTACCATAGTTAGGTTTATTAACTAAAGATACGATACTTGCAGGGTTCATTAAATCAGTATCAGCACGGTTAGGAGTGTAATCTAAGGAGATAGCACCTTGAATTACATAGGCAGTACCCGCAGGGTCTTTCCATGGACCTACATCAGTTTGCGTTTTAGCAAGCCAACCACAATAAGCGCCACTAGAAGGAATCGCACGAAGTTTACCATTAACTGTAGATAATGGGTCAGTTACATTGTGCCAAGAAGATAAAATAATACAACGACCTTGTAATTTTTTGCGGAGTTGAATTAATTTATCAGCGTCATAACCTTTTGGAGCGTCAAGAACACCAAATTTCAATCGGTCTTTAGACAAATAAGCAGTAATGTTTTTCAACATAGCTTCAGTAGTAGCACCGGGAACGGCGAAGATTGTAACATCATCTACTTTGTCTACTTTTTCAAACGCTTTAACATAGTCAGCGTCTACAGGGTCATTACCATTTGCCCCGCCTGTTAAAGTTGTTTCAGCGGTTACTGCAATAGTACCACTCAATACTTTAATGATTTTAGAGTACGTATTGATGTAATCAATGAAGTAGTTTTCATCTGTATCAGTAGCACCTAAATATTGGTGATACTCTTCATTTTGCCCGCAAATAATTTGAACATCAAACTTTTCAGAGTCGAAAGCATTAGAAGTTACAGTTACCTTAATTTGATTGCCCCAATCACCTACAGAAGTTGCGGATACTTTCATAGTGCCTACATCGCCTGTAGCTTTTTTCGCGCCTTCGCCTACAACACGCAAGAAGCGGAGTTGAGAACCACCATTTAAGAAGAAAGAGTAAACTGCATAGGCTAAGTCACTTGTTTTCATGAATGGAGTTTTTTGACCCAAAGATACTGCTTCTTGAAAAGCGTTCCAAGAAGTGTACAAAGTAGGGAAGTCAGAATCACCTACTAAAGATTCACCTACAAAGCAAGCAACGGAAGTACTTGCAGAAGGAATAGTTAAAAGGGAGCTTACATTTTCAAAGTAAACACCAGGAGTTGTGTTATAAGTTGGCATTATTATTCTTCTCCTTCTTTCTTAACACGAGTTCTTTTAGGTTTAACCTCTTCCGCCTGATTTTCTTCTACAGGCTCTTCAATCGGAGTAGGTTCAACCTCTTCTACTAAAACAAAGCCACGTTCAATACCTACTTGTAAAGAATCATGGATAGAAGCAGTTTCAACTTCGACAGTTGCATAAGCATTTACGCGGATAGTAAAAGGTTCACCCTCTTTATTAATTCCCGTAAAATATTGTCTGCAACCCTCAATGTCAGTAATGCGTAATTTAATCATCATTTACCGCCTTATCAATAACAATATGAACGTTTGTTTCAAAGTCTGTAACCATAGGGTCTGTAGTTTGAACGTGTTCATTAATTCTGCCATAAGCATTAAATACATAAATGGAACGGAAGATACGATTACTACCTTCTACTTCATCTTGTCTTTTATCGTCTAGCTTGAAATTAACTAAAACACTTTCATCTTCCCCGTCATTATTTTTAACAGGAATAACCAAATTACGTTGTCTATAGCTAAGAAACTTGATAACCATAAAATCTAAATCGTTTTGAGATTTAGTTCTGAATTCCATTTGAATTTCTAAAGTGTAGGGTAAACCTATCTTTTCAGTTATGATAGTTTTATCTTCAAAATTTCTAGTAATAGCAATATCACTTGTTAGTTGTTGTCTAACAATATCATATTTACTACCCGTTAGTTGTACGATAACACTTTTATCATATTCTGTCTTAAAATCTTCATCAGGTTTTCTAACAATTACAGGAATTTCTTCCCCGAAAATTTTAGGTACAAGTTCTTTCAGACCTTTAACAATATTTTTATAATAAATAGTTCCGTGCTTCATCTTTTAACCTTTCGTAAAAAACTCTACAACGGCTTTTTGAATAGCTGATTTTATGCTACTGCGTTTTTCTTCCCAACTAGGACGAATTAAAGGGCGGGCAGGTTGACGAGCAGTACCATATTCCATGTAGTTCATGATGTTAGATAAAGATTCGCCATTCTTTGGTGATTTCCCGTCTTTTACCTTAACACCCACAGAATAGTAGGTTTCACTACTACTAATTTTAGTAGTTGTAATGCTATTTCGTAAAGTGCCTGTATCAACGTATATAGTAGAATTACCATGTTTTAATCTGATTGTATTTTTAGACAATGGACTCCAACCTAAATCTTGTTTGTCTATATGTCCTTGAATAGTTTTCTGTAAAACTTTAGCCTGTTCATCTACTGCGCTAGTCAGTTCTTTAACATTTCTACGGCTTAAATTTTTCTTCAATCTATTCCAATCACCCGTAAATTTTACACTACTCATCGAAACAACACTTCTTTCTCAACTCTACCCAATCTTCAGCTTCGGAGCATTTAAAAGAAATTGCCCGTGGAATATCCATAACATAGGAAGAATATTCTAAAGAATCTACTTTGTAGGCAAACCCATTATTTACAATAATACATTGAGATAAAATTCTGAAAGCTTCAGCGCTATCATATTCAACCTCATTTAGTTTAAACTCTACAATAGGTACAATAATAGTTACATTATTGCGCCAAATATCTTCTTTACTACCCGCACTAACATTTATGCGTACTTTACCCGTAACACGAATTCTGCTATCATAAACTTTTTTTGAAGATTCTCGATATACATCATCAACTTCCGTTTTTTCTTCATTTAGAAAATAGATGATTAAATCATCACTAGCTAGTTCACGGAAGATATAGTCCATATCTCTATGAAAAATATCTTTGATATAACTACTCATGGTAAATCACCTACGTTCACTTCAGTTGAAGGAGTATCTGAAATAGTGAATTCTATCTCATCACTTCCATATCTCCCGCTTCGTGTTACAACTTCTACGGCGCATTTATATTCGCCCGCACTAAGACCTCTTAAAGCACAGTCTTTATTCATCTTATCCCCGATTTCGATTACTAACTTTGCTTTATCGTTGATAGTCCTAACAAACTGAGTTTCTGTATCTGTGTAAGTTTCAATCAACTTTTCCCCGTCAACTTTTTTCATTAGGTAAACTCTATAACAACGGAAGTCCATAGGATTAAATCTATATGTATTCCAAGAAATAAACGCGGAATTAGGTGCGGTACTATCTAAGGATAATAACAAACGAGGGGGAACACTAACCAACGAATTATACTTCGTCATATACCTATTAGATATAGTCACATCTAATGTGGTAAGTGTTCCCCCTGTTTCTGCTAAGTTTCCATTTGCGTCTGTTCCGCCACTATTACTATTACCGCCTATTAAATCTTTATTCTTTATATAGTTTTCATACTCTGATTGAGCCTGTTCCGCTAACTTATTATAATGTTCAAAACGTTGAGAGATAGATATACTCCCCGCGTCACTTGCTGAAATATCATAAAAAGGAGCGGTAGATACGGCTAACTTTCTAAGTAAGTCGATTCTAGCTAGTAACAGAACCTCATACATAATAGATTTAGGCATTTTTTCCGCGGTATATTGCGGATAAGTACGCATTAAAACCATTTCTATATACATTTTGAAGTCTTCATCATCTAATAAAAGAAATTCCTCATCTTCAAAACGCTTATAATCGGTAGAAAACGTTCCCTTAAAATATCTAAGTACGTCTTCTAAATTTGCGTATGCCATAGTGAAATACCTATTACATTACTTCAAGCAAACCTGCATTGGCAAGAATTTGTTTAACATTAGCAGGAACATTAATTTCTTTGCCCGCTTCTAAGTTATACCATGTACCTCCAATACAGCAAGAATGGTCTTTTTTCACTTTAACTTTTACATTTTTAACAGAAGATTGAACAGTAACTTCAGAAGAATCAGCGGAAGAATTTTCTTCCGCTTTTTTGTCTTCATCAGATACCATTACTAAATCTTCAGTTGGTTCTTCAGTAACTACTTCTTCTTCAGGAGTAACTACTTCTTCAACTACTTCAGCATTTTTCTTTGGTCTAGCCATTAGTAATGTACCTCTTTATCTATAACTAAAATTATGCAGTTTCGATTACTACACCATATTCATCGTTAAGTTTAGCTACGCCAAACAAGGAATACCATGCAAGGGAGCGACGGCGACCGAAGTCTTCAACACCGTTGTCACGAATTTCTACAGGAAGTGCAGTAGCCAAGCCATAGTAAGATTGACCGAAGATAACTGCTTTGTAAATGTGTGTTTGGTTGCCACTTGTACCTTTAACTAAATCTGCTTCATATGCAGGGTCAGTAGTTGCACAAGCACCATTTTTCATCAAAGTAGTTTCGATGAAGATAGTATCATCAATTCGACCGATTTCGCCTGTGAATAATTGGTCAGGAGCGCCATAGTTGGAAGCATTAATCCATGCACTATCATCACGAAGACCACGAGATTGGTGAGGGTGAACGAAGCATACCCAGTTAGCACCGTCTACTTTAGGAGCATTGTTTGTAGATAAAATTTCTACTGCGTCTTTAATAGTAGATACTTTCAAAGTGTTAGTGGAAGCCAAACCTGCGCGGTTAGCTACTTTGTCTGCATAAACAACGTTTGTACCTGTTAAAGCTACATCGCGAAGTTCACAGTCAAGAACCAATGCATAGTCACGACCCAACAAAGTAGATACACGAGCCATAGTATCATCATAGGAAGTGCGAAGCAATTTTTCAGTTACTGCTACTGCATTACCATATTCAGTTACTTTAACTTCTTTCAAAGAACCTGTGATAGCTTGTGTAGTCATATCAACGTTCTCTGTCAATTTACCACCTTGTTTAAGGTTGTTGTAAGTCAACATTTGAATTGTTTCGCCCGCTTCTTTTGTCAAATCGTCTTGAACATCGGCGAATTGGAAGAATCGAAGGTTAGGCATAGCCTTAAAAGCAACTTCTTTAGACCAAACGTTCAAATTTTTAAGTTGAGTAGCATTTGCAGTAGTTGTTACATCACCTGCAAAAGTTTGTAGATTAAAGTTAAATGTTTTAGACATTGATTAAAATTCCTTTCAATACATTATTTGTTAAAAGCTTTTTTGCGCCACTCTGCGTAAGCTTTAGGGTCACGCATAGGGTCTAAATCTTTGACAACCTCTTCACTCAATAACTCATCATTATTAGAATCGTTATTAGGGTTTGGAGCAGGTGGTTTTTTACCGCCTTCTTTGTCAGTATCTTTTTTGTCTTCAGCTAAAGACTCTAATGTTACGGCTTTAATACCCAAATCAGCGCGAATTTTATTAGATTCTTCAACTGCTTTCTTAACGCTTTCATCTACTTCTTCTTTAGTAGACCCTGTTACAGTATCTTTTAGGTGGTTCAAAATAACCTTATCATATTTAGCTTTTTCAGTTTTTACATAGTCTTTGATTTCATATTCCGCTTCAATTTTTTCGCGAATTACTTTCTCATCAACTTTGTTAGATTCCAATTCTTCTTTTTCTTTTTTGACAGTTTCAAGTTCAGATATCAAAATTTCAATTTTTGCTTCTAACTCTTTAACTGCTTCATCATTACCTTTTTTAGAATCTGCTTTTAACTGTTCTAAGGCTTTCTCTGCTTCCGCTTTTTCTAATAAAAGTTTGTTATTATTTTCGGTAAGCATTTTAACCTGAGACTTCAAGCCTTCAATTTCGCCGTAAAGTTTTTGTTTTTCTTCTTTACGCGCTTTGGCGATGAGTTCTTCATAGTTGATAGGTGGTGTTTTAATACCCTCATTATCACTATTACCCTCATCAGCAAATACTGTTACAGTACCACTAATCATGTTAAAAATTCGTTCTGCTAATTTGTTTCCGCGAAGTTTGCTCATTACAATTTCTCCTTAATTAAATTATATTAATTCAATAACATAATACCATTATTGAAAGTATTATGTAAATATTATTTAGTATTACTAATTTTTGCCACCTAAAGGTCTGCCTTTAGTTCCGCCTAAATCATATTCGTCTTTTGTTTCAGGAAGTTTTGTATCAGGTTCGCCATTAGTAAAGCCACTATTAGTAGATACTAAAGGTTTATTCCCGTTACTGTTAACTACACCTGAATCTTCTAAAATTCTATCAGTAGAAAATTCAGGATATTCTTTATTTTCTTCTCTGACTTCTTCTAATACTCTTTCAGCGTTTTCTTCACCCAATAATTCTAGCGCGCGTTTTCTAGTAATTAAACCTAGCTTCAATTTGTACTCAATTTGTTGTAGTAAAGACATTTCATCTTTAGGTAACGTATCTTTTGTTTCAACAGTAGTAAAATAATATTCCGCATTTGTAACATTATTAGGTTTTTCAATTAAACCTTCTTTAGTAGAAATATAAATAATCATCTTATTTAGATTTTCTAACCCTTTTTTAGTTAAAGGAGTTTTTGTTTTATTCTTTTCTACTAAAGGTAAGTTAGCATATTGAAGAGCAACACCACTTGTATTACTAATATTTGTTGCCCCGCCAAGTAAGCTTTCAGGTAAACCGCCAATTTCTATCATAGCTTGTTTTAACTCTCTAGCAAATGTATTAGAAGCGGTTAAATCTGTATTCATTGTTAAGTTTTCTACACTAGCAGTAGTAGGTAGACCACCCCATACTTTATTAGCGCCTTTTTCTAGCGCGCCAATTTTAGCACCCTTAACAATAGTTACAGGGGAAGCATGATAATCAATGATTTCAGAAATATCAGAAGCTTTCCGATTGATTTCAATGTTGATAGGAATTAAATCATCAATATCACTCTGACCTATGTTACTAGCGGATAAACTCACATTACGAATACAAACAAAGGGAATAATATTATAACTGTTAGGATAAACTGTTACTTTCCCGTCATCAATTACGCGTATCTCATCTTTAGTCCAAATTTGTTTATAGGTAGCTTGTTTAATGCTAGTACTTCCTGTAACAGGGTTCATAACTTGTTTATTATACAAGTAGGTAACCATAATACTCTTTAAAATATCTCTTCTATGGTCTTCATATGTTGGGAATACACAACCTGTAGGTTGAAGCAACAACTGAATTCTACCCGTATCATTTTCTTCATAAGGGTCTTCTACTTCATCGGCGCTTAAAAAGTCTACTAATACCCAAGCTTCTCCCGTTACACTTTTCATCTGACCTAAATCTAATAAAAATTCTCCTCCGCCATTATTTTCATAAACTTTGCGTAGGTATTCAGTCATATCTAAGTTTTCGCTTTTATCTACAGTTACACCTTTTAATTTTTCGTGAGATAAAATTCTAACCCCGTTACCCAATTCAAAAGATACAAAGCGGTTAATAAAGGCTCGAACATAGTTCAAAGTCATTTGTACCCCGTCTGTTTCAGGAAGTTCTTCCCAATGGAAGCCTTCGTAAAAATTCCATGCCCTTCGTATTCTTTCTCTTCGTATCGTCTGTTCAGGTGATAACTCTAACATACCTGTAGCAGTTTTTGTGTTTACTGAATCATTAAAAGTTAATCTTCTTTCATAACCTAACATTAATACTTTCTCCTTTTAGCAGTTGCACGATTAAATTTCATTTGTGGAGTTTCGTTTCGTCTATTAGGACTACCAAATAAACTTCTACTATCTCTACATTCGATTTCACTAACTTCCCCTTTTTGCATACAACCCCATACTGCAAGCGCCCAACTATCAGGGTAATCATCATGAGCGCCTCTAGTTTCAGGGTGTGATACCAGTAAGTTAGTTCCCCGCCAATTTTTTTGTAGGTCGGCTAATTGTTGTACGCATTTTTCATACTCAACCGTACTTTTAGCCTTTTCACTTGCGGGAAGTTTCGCTCTGCCACTCGATAATTCTTTATCAAAAGTTTTATAGAGGTCGGACTTAGCACCTACAGTAAACACATACGGAATAACTTCACATGATACGTTAGCATTTAACCTATCAGCAAAAGACTTTTCGCGTGTAGCGTCTACCACGATTCTTGCTACTTTAAAGTTTCTCAAAAATTCGGTAATGATGTAATACTGTTCTTCATGGTCGGGTACTTCTTTAATCTCTAAAAAATATTTAACGTAAGTATTGAACGCGTCAAATGTATATTCATGACCTTCATCTTCGTCATATCTTGTTTCAGAAATTACAGGCATATCCCAATCTACTTCAACTACAGTAACAACAGTACTATCTCCGCCACTACCTCCGCCAATATCTATCCCAACTACATGAGTAGCTTCTCTATCAAAATCAATAAAGTCCATTAAAGGTTCTAAGTTATTCTTCTCGAATTTATCAATGTCGATGAACATACCACGTTCCATTATCCATTCAAGTTTATAACTCATTCTGAATGAATCAGAATTTTCACCTAAATTTCGCTTTTCTTTTTCGATATATTTTGCGTAGTTAGGGTTATATTTACTAGCTACTTTATAATCAAATTCAAAATGATTTTTGATATGACTACTTCTATTTTTAGCTAATTCCTTATTACGTTGGATAGCGTCATAGAAATAACCTTTAAATACTGTAGCAGTACCAATACAAACTTTCGTTGCATTATAGGCGGCACCCATAGGTGAGATAGATTTAGTTAAAACAAAGTTAGATATATCCTGACATTCTTCACAAATGATAAGATTAAAGGATTCCCCTTCTATGTTACTTCTTTCTGAAGCGGAGAAGCAAGTACATCTACTACCATTACTTAGACTTGTAGTCTGACCGTTACTTGTATTAAATTGAAGGTTAAATTCTTCACTTTCCAATATAGATACAGCGCGTTTAGAAGTCAGGAATGATTTCATACGCATATAGTTTGTCTGTGCTTGTTGTAAAGCAGGAGCAAAAATACCTATTTTAATACCTTCTCTAAATGGTTGAAGTCTAGGGTCATTAGCAAACATAGGCATATTAGCTAATATAGGTAAAATAACTTGAAGACCACAAGTCACGCAAGCTACTGTTTCTGTATTATGTGTGACTGTAAAATCACCTAACACAAACAGTCTATCTTTACTATCTATAGTAAACCCAAAATATTCTCCTCGCCCTTTTTCTTTCAACTTAATATGATATATTAAGTCTCCCCGTCTACAATTTCCGCTAGGGTTTTTCTTTGTTTTAGTTGGAATACAAGAAAAATCGCCTGAAGCATGAATTCTATAATTAATCTTATACCCCTCTAAAGAATGAACATTCTTTAACTTAACTGGTCTTAAAAAGGCTCTGAACCCTAAAGACTTTAATAGGAATAAATAGTCTTCTGCTATTACAGGGTTTACATTACATATTGATACCGAATTTCTTCGTTTACTATCATTTAAATTAAAATGACCACAAGCGTCTAATATTCCCGCCAATAAATCTTGTCTAGCTATTTCATCGTTAATTAGATATTTCTTATCTAACCTTAAAGATATAGGGTCATATAAGCCTTCAGTAGAAGCAATTCTATACCCATAATCATAAGGGTCTTCTTCTGTTTCTTGATACTTAAACTCTATTCTTGCTCTGTAACCACATAACTGCTTTTTGCGTGATTCTGATAAAGTTAGATATTTAGACACTTCCATATTTATATATTGCCCCGTTTTTGTATCAAACAAAGCTAATATATGAGACTTATTGACTGTATATGTACTTTCATATTTCCCCTGATACGGAAGCACTTCATACATATCTTCAAAGCCATGTCCTAAATTAGTAACAGTAGCATAAGAACTATCAGGGGTCATAACTTTATCCCCGATTTTTATGTCTTCAACATTCTTAATACTTCCGTCATACATTAAAACTTTAGTGCCTTTGGCTAAACATTTCCCCGATTGTCTACTAAATAGTGCAGTTATTTCTTCCCCGTCATTTTCAATAACAGACCTAATAATTCTTCGCGCGAACTGTTCTTGATAAGGGTATAATTCTCTCCCGCTAAAAAATAAGCAGAATTGATATACCTTATCTACTAAAACTGCGGTGCTTAATCGTTTCTTTACATCAGCATATACTTTTTTAGACCCGATTTTTTCAAGCCATTTATTTATAGGCTTAATGTCTTTACTGTGATTTACACCTAGAAGAGATAATATCTCCCGTCTATGAAGTCCCTTCAAAATGATTTCTCCTTGTTTATAAACAAAAAAAATAATAGCTATATTTCTATAGCTATTATTGTACCATATTTATTCTATATATTCACTAATGTTTCCCATGTACATTCTTCAGCGCGTTTATCTTCGCGGTAACGAACGAATCTAGGGTGACGAATTCGACCTGTATCATTAAAAATTTCATTGCCTTTTACTTCAATAACTGTACCTAGTAAATCGTCTTTATGCTTAGTCATATAGGCTCTATCTTCTTCAGTAATACCTTCACATTCCCCGACTTTTACTATAATCATTTCATTCATTACTATAATATCAAACTTCTTTTTACCTTTACTTTTCTCTTCTAAGGCTTTTAATTCTTTAGCTTTTTCTTCAGTAATGACTACCCCGTACTCAATACCACCTACTTGATTGTAAAAGAAGTTTTTAGTGACAGGAGTAAAACCCATTTCTAATAAATGTTGTGTATGTTCAGAATCTTCAGCATGAATTACAACTTTCGATTTCTCATCAAAGAAATATTCCCAATAGCCTTTAGGGAATTTCCCGCCATATTCTTTTGTAGGTTCAGTAAAACCTATAATAATTACATCGCGGTCAATTTCTTTTTTAACTTTCTGATAGGCACGGGTTCTTTTATGCTCATAGATACTATTAGGGTCTTTAAGCATAATACCTTCCCCGTTCAAAATTTTTGTGATGTACTGAAAATAAGCTTTAAAAGACATAGGAACATTTAGCAACCTAGTTCTAGCAAATTTAGAGTTATGGTCTACATAACTCAAATATTTTCTAAGTTCATATAAACCCATTTCTTCAGATTTTATATACATTTGTCGCCAAGCATTTTCAGTAACAATAAGATTTACTTCTTCTTGATACCACGGGTTTACTACAACATAATTATTACTAAGTTCTCTGACTGCTTCTTCTAGGTAACCTTTTCTTTCAATTAAGGGTATGGTGCGTAAATCTTTACCCTTATAAAAGAGAATATCAAACGCATTAAACACAGGCTTACCTACTTCTTCTTGCTTACTGATACTTTCTTCAGGTAATGACAATACTACCGCTGAAGTTTCACTAAAAGGAACGTTAGGCACTAATAACTCCCCGTCTAAAATTGTATTAGCTAATTCAGCTTTACCATAATCTCTAAAATGAGGGAAGTTGTCAGTACGTTCACTATAAAACCCTGTCTTTAAAGAAATATTGCGGGAGAATAACCTACAATGTGGATAGGGTACTTCTTTAGTACTATCAAATACTCGTAACTGAATTCTAACCCCGTCAAGTTTTCTTTCACAAATGACTGTATCATCTGTGAGTAAAGTATCTAACTTATTCTCCATAACCTCTTTAGCGGTCATAGGTTCATAGCCAATTATCCCCGCTTTTTTATAATCTTCAGCGGTGTAGTGTTCAAACATAATTAACCTCTCTTGTTAGTTAAATAGTACAAAGTGGCTTCGTAGATTTTACCTAGTTCAGGGTCTTTCTTGTTATCTTCATAAAATCGAATCAACTTTTCAATAGTCATATTGCCTGTAGGAATTACTTTATCTTTAGCGCCTACAATTTCTACATCATCAGTCCACCCGTCAGTTTGTTTTTTACCGCCTGTATAGGTAATGTCTTCTACTGTAAAATTTTCGTGCATAGTATACCTCACTTATCAAATTTAATAGATACATCATGAAGGTCAGCAATCAATTCTTTATTTTCAACCCATTCATAGTCTTCAGGAGTATCAATAGCTTTAAATAATGTTTCATTGATAGTTACTACAGAATAATACCCTGCTTCTCTTTCTTTCATATTAACATAAGTACCAAAATCAATTAAAGCGGAGTTTACTCCAACTGTTTCGCCGTCTACCCCTAAAAAGATATTTTTAACAAAGCTACTAATGCAAACCATGTGATAATCACTATTCGGCGCGTTTCTTACTAATAGAGAATCAGGAATTACTTCAGATACTTCAAATACAGATTTACCTTTATAGGTTAGTACTTTATCTCCCGCAATTATTGTTACAGGCACAATCATTCGACCTAATACTGTTTCTTCATCTTTCAATTCAGAATAGCTAGGTTCAATTCGTACATCACCACTTAGCACTAATTTATTACTTTCAATAAATGGGAATAGTACAGGCTTATCAACCTTTTCTAAATCATCTGCAAAAGTTTTAGTGAATACGATTGAAGGCACTTGATAGGCTTCTAAGTTATTGACTCTGTGATAATCATACCAAAATTCGCCATTGTTAGTCATTGTATTATCTCCTTTGTTAAAGAAAGCGGGAAGTTAAATTCCCGCTTTTATTATTTACTCTGCTTCGTACTCTGTACCACATACATTACATTTATAGCCACCTTCAATTTCTTCTAAAGGCGCGCCACAACAATAAGGTACTTCATTGATAGTGTAAGGGTCACCACCTTCATCGTGGAATTCGCCTTCATCGTCAATCAATAAAGCCAATTTTTCTGTGTACATTTCTACTACTGCTTCATCTTCAACTTTTTTAGTTACTGCAATACCTACTTGTTTCAAGTAATCTACCATTTCTTTGCGGGTAATTTTGCCTTCTTCAAATTCTTCTTGTACTTGAATTTCCATAGCCTCAATAGCTTTAAGGCGCGCTTCAGTCATACCTAAATCTTCAGAATCGTCTTCAGAATCGTCTTCGGAATCTTCTTCAACCTCTTCAACTTCTTCAGAAGGTTCTTCGTCTTCTTCAAATTCAAACAACCCGTCTTTTACTGCTTGATAGATTTTTTCGATTAACGCTTCGCGCTTGCCTTTAGAGGATAAACCTAACTCTTCTAATGTTTCGCGCAATTCTTCATCAGGAGCTTCATTCACATATTCCATTACTTTAGCATATGTTTCATCTTCTACTTCTTCCGCTTCTTCTTCAGTTTCTTCAGAATCTTCAGTTTCTTCTAAGTCTTCAGAATCATCTTCAATTTCAGACTCTTCTGTTTCTTCTTCTGTTTCTTCTTGATTATCTAAAAATTCTTGAATTCGTTCTTCTACTTCAGCGCGTTTTCCTTTAGGGTTCAAACCTAACTCTTCAGCATATTCACGCAATTCTTTCAATTTCATAGAACCTAAATCAACTTCAGCTTCATCAATTTCTGTTTCAACCTCTTCCTCATGTTCTTGAATGACTTCTTCAGATTCATTAGTACCCCAATTTTTAGGTTCTTCAGTTTCATTGTTAAACAATACTGTTTCAACCTTTGGTTTAGGTTCTTTACTTACAATAATGTTACCAATGTTTTCTTTAATTGCTTCTGCTACTGCTTCTTTTACAATTTGTTTCAACATAATTTCAAATGTCATAGTTCTTAAACTCCTTTGTTTAATAGTACTGAATACTGTTTATACACATATTATACATAATACCTATCAGCTAGGCAAATCAAATTTTAATTTACGTTTTTCGTTTTTAACCTTAACAATAGATTCTAATATATTCAGCTTATCTTGCAGATTTAATAATAAAAATTCCACATCTTCTAGCAAGTTTATTTCACTTTCAGGCAACTCCTTATAAGCCTTATTCAGTTCAATCATTAATGATTTTATTAAATTGATACAACTTTTTACATTACCTAATGTTTCATTTTCAAATATTATTCTAAAATCGTTATCAGGTAACCTCAATAACTCATCTAAACTCTTATTCATACTCTTTTATCTTTCTGCCTATATACACAATAGAAGCTATCATGCCAACTACTACCATTAAACATACCATACTACATAGTATATAAAATAGAATTAATGTTATTTCAAACATCATTCGCCCCGCAATTTCTTTTGTAAATAACTGCCATACCATGGGATAATTGCTAACACAACTAAACTGCCAAAGAATAAATAGGAGTTATTTTTGCCAATTAAAAACAATACCACATTTACTAAGCATAGTACTAATACAAGCATAACCAATATAGGTACTACTATTTCTACAATTATGTTAGTAACTAGAATAAATAAGCGTTCTACTATCTTGTACAGTAGTTTTAAGATATTCGTTATAACCTTTAGTGTATTCTCCATGTTGTAATAAACCTTCTTTCTTTGCTTTTTCTAATGCTTCATGTAATAAATCGTAAAATTGTTTATCGTGCATGACACCCCGTTTTCTTTTATAACCTTTCACATGATTAAATTGATAGTAATGAATAAATTCATGGATAAACACACTAAATAACCATTCATTGGTATATGTCTTCAATATACCACTTCGATATAAAATAATCTGATTTGGTTTATGTTTTCTATGTTTGTAACAACCATACATCGTCGTACTTTGTGGTTTTATTAAGACTTGTACATCAATAGTTACATTATACATTTCACCTAATAAGGCTTTAAATACACTTATTAAAGCAAAATCATTAGCACCTTCAAAAGGGTTTATATTAACTGTTTTTACTTTCTTTCTTAATATCATTCTGCATATGTAAACGTGATAACACGATTACTTCCTTCCCGTGAAAATTCATATTCTAAGGTATAACCATTATTGCGCATATCTTTCAATGCGGGTTCTAAAATGTCTCTTCGTACCCATGCAATATTGTTACTATAATAGTCTACACTATACCCTAATTTAGTCAAAAATTCTTCAATACTCAATGTAACCGGTTTTTCATAAACGTCTAAACTATCAAGTAAGGATAATAATTTTCTACCCTTCAACGTCTTAAACCCGCCATGTACAAAATTAATACTATTCTTTGTAATATCAATTTTTGTAATGCTATTGTTATATACAATCTTATTGTCAGTAATGCTTTCGATAACGTGTAATCGTTGATTACCTACTGCATAAAATAATGACATTAAACTAGCTACGTTATATATCTTAGGTAAAGAACCTTCTTTATCAGCTAATAATAATTTTGATACCTCTTCACTAATAGGTAAACTAATCTTCTTATACATATAACACCTCGTTAACACTTTCTCTGTTATAATTTGGTTTCATGTCCAAATCTCCTTTGCTAAAGACACAATTAATTTATATACACATTGTAACACACATTTACACATAATGCAAACTCTTTACACATTACCTTAAAAATTTTCAAAAAATATGATACTTTACCTGTACACATATTTACACATAAAAATACATTAATACTACCTTTAGTAAATTTCAAAAAAATTGCGATACTACCCGCACACATTTACACATAAAAATACGAATCATGCATTACCTTAAAAAATTTAAAAAAATTGCGACACTTGACACTCTCACACACTAATTCCTGTTCTCATTTAAGGGTGGGGTGTTGAAAATGGGGGTTAAGCACCTCTACCTCTCTTCTAAGGTCAAAACTACCGCGAATTTTTTTTATTTTCAGGGTGTTATATCTTTCTCTCTACAACTAAACACTCTTCGGCGGTTTTTTCTTCTGATTTTTTGGTGGTTTATTTTTTCAGGAATAGATTGGCAAAGATAGAGAAGTACCTCAATGAGATATAACTACATTAACATTACCTCTTTTAATATAAGGTACCTTATTAAGGTAGGGTACCTCTTTCTCACCCGCTTTTTATTTTTCGGGAAAGAGAAATAAGTTATAAACCTCTAGTACTATCGTGTATCATTGTATTCATTCTCTCTATGCTCTTATTACTTCTTTTCTATTAAACACTTCACTTTCTACCCGCTTTTTATTTTTAACTAAGGTATACCTCTTATAACCACTAAATACCGCGAATTTTTATGATTTTGACGATTTTTCACGATTTTGGCTATTTTTATGAAAAACCTTAATTTTGAGCAAAACCATGTATTTTATGAAAAACCGCTTATTTTAGTGAAAACCTACTCAAAATACTTGTATATAAGAAAAGCACCTTAGTTGGTGCTTTCTTCTTTCAATAGATTTCTATAGTAGATTCTTTCTGATTCTTTATCATAGAAACCTAGCGGTTGATAATCTTCTATAAATTTCTTGATGTGGTTAAAATTATTCAAATTTACGGAAGGACTTATATATACTAAGCCTTTTTCTGTCATCATAGCTAGTATGAGGTTAGTGTCATCTATTAGTCTTTGTCTATTATAACTACATACAACTTTCATATTCTCCCGCCTTTCTTTTTTAGGTATGAAAGAAAAGCACTCATTGAGTGCTTTTGCTTTCTTCTTCATAGAAGCCACGATTGATACAATGATTTTGTACAAGGTCAATCTTTTGTATAAAATCATCTAAAGCCTTGTATGAGAATCTCATGGGCTTTGTTTTATCAAGTGCTTCAAAATAAATCATAGGTTCAGCAGTATCTATATCACGTTGGATATAGATACATATGTTATGCTTTTCTTGTGAGTGTATTATACACTCTTTTTTGTACTCATGAGGGGGCAACGTGTTTTTATTGCTCTTTCTTACTTTTACTGTTTCAGTTTTCTTTTTAAGTATTTTCATTTCTTGCCCGCCTTTCTAATCTTTATTGAATATCAGATATAAAGATACAATAGATAAAGCTAATGCTAGTAACTTTGTAGAATCATGTTCAGGTAGAACATTTTTCAAGTCACAATCTAAATAGTAGAGAAATACATCACTAAATAGATAGATAGCGGAAATAATTACTAAAAAGGTAATAATGTTTTTTATCATGGTTTTTCACTTTCTTTTATAGATGAAAAGCGGGAATTTCTCCCGCTTTTTCAAAATCACTATTTTTCTAAAACTGCACTAATTAAATCAAATTCAGTAGTAAACAAGTCCCATAACGCTTCGCTATAGATACTTGCGAACACTAGGCGGGGAACTTTCTCCCCGATAAAAATAGGCTCGCATACATCAAAGTTATCTTTCATGCTCACATAAGGAACATGGAAAATCTCTTCATAATCTTTTTTAGCTACATTTGAACAGTCAAACGCAACGGCAATTTCTCGCCCCTCTTCAACTGCTTTTAATAGCTCTTCATAGCTTTTAATGTCTTCAACTACTTTATATGTAGTTTTAGCTATTTTTAAGCTTTTAGAGATTTTTCGTAACTCTTGCTCTTGCTCTACTTTTTCGACTTTTTCAGCCTTTTTAGTAGCTTTTACAGTCTTTTCGGCTTGCTCTTTAGCAGGCTTTTCGGCTTTTTTAACTACTTTCTTAGTAGCAGGCTTTTTAGTGATTTTTTCATCTTTTACTACTTTTTCTGTATCAGCTTTTTTAGTAGCTTTTACAGTCTTTTTAGTTTTTGGCTTTTCGTCTTTCACTTCTGATTTTTCAGTAGCTAATTTTTTAGTGGCTTTCTTTTTTGATTCTTTAGCTAAAATCTCATTAGCTTTTTCTTCAAATAAGGAAGTCAAGAATTCGCCATTAACTTTAACAGATTTCTTAGTAGTCATGATAAACTCACTTTCTGTATAGTTCTGTACTATACAACAATTATAAAATTTTAAAAGAACTTTCAAGTAACTAGGTTTTGTGTTACTTGTTGATATAAGTATAACATTGATAATATATCATGTCAACACTTTTTTACACATTTTTTCACATATTTTTTGAGTGCGTATAAATGCAGTAAATATCTAGCTTCACAAGGGCAATTCATTTATTTACGCTCTAAGGTGCTTCTAATGATTTTTTAGATATAATATATGGGCAATTTTGAAATGAGCATACAGGGGCAAATTTTGCATTTCTAGGGGCAAACGTTGATTTATCAACTTTCTAGGCTTGCTCTGAAAATAGAACGGATGTTTATTAATCGGAGCAAGGTCTTATATCTAAAATTTTCAATTAAATTAAAGATTTTCAATCACATCAAAGATTTTCAATCTGATTGAAAACATTGAATGACATTGAAAAATTTCAATACTATCTAAAAATTTCAATCTCATCTAAATCATTCAATCACATTCAATATTATCAATCATATTTAAACTATTCAATCACATTTAAAGAAATCAATCTATAAGATTATACTCTTCTATATACATAAAGAAAACACTCACAATCACCGCGAATTTTTTCATGGTGGTTATGAGTGTTATTCTTTACCTAGTTCTTATAAAGTTCTTTGCTCCCGCTTTTTCTCTTATATGGGAATCAGCGGGAACGATGACCTGTAGTCAGAAGGAAAGTGAGAAATATCTGACTACACTATTATTATACATCATACCCTTTTTAATTTCAAACGGAATACCTTTGGCTTAATAACCTCATACCCATTTTCAAATAAATCTTCAAAGAAAGCTACTACCTTGTTATCAAACTTATCTGTTAAATCTTCAGCGATTACTTCCATATACTTAGGATATGTAAACTGCCTATCGTTATTCTTTCTCCCGTGTTTTTCAAGGAATAACACTACCTCCCGCCAACTTTTTAAGTTTTTGAAGTGTTTTTCAAAGAATTTAGATAAACCTTTAAAGCCTTGCTCTTCAGGAGAATTAAACAAGCTTTCGCCTGTTACTGAATCGTATACATATAGCTTACCATTTCTGTTATACACTCTAAATGGGTTTTCGTAATGTCTTCTTGCTCTTTTTTTCATGATGTTTACCTCGTTTCATGATACATCTTTAACTTATGTATACATTATAACACATAAACACACATAATGCAAGTACTATTCTAGTATACCTCTTAACTGTTCTTTTAAATCAGTTACACTACTATCAAATAACCATACATTACAATCATCTAAACTAACTACAAACTCTCCCGCGTTTTTCAATAATTCAGCAAGATAGTCACTCACCAAGAAAGTAGTCACATAGTCTGCATATAACTTGTCTTGATTTACTCTTTCTACCTCTTCTACCGCCTTAAATTCTTCGCAATTTAGCAACATTTCAGGACAACCACAGTAAACATGGTTAGTATAGAGGTCTTCATAGTTATATTCACCTAAATCTTCGTTAAGAATAGCTAAAATCTCTTCATCAAAGTTAGTAAATTTATAAGCATTAGCATAAATTAGATACCCGTCTGAAAGTTTTTCAGAAATACCATTCTCTAAATGAAGAGCGACTTCTTCCCAACTCTTAAAGTCTTTAAAATACTGCCTGAAAGCATTAACCAAATCAGTACATTTCTTGCTATTCACTTTAAACAACATTCTGCCGTTTTTTCTGTTATAAACTTCAAAGCCTGAGCCTACCTTACACACTTGAATGTTAAAATCTTGCAAGTCTGTAGTATCTAAAGTGTAACTTAACAGGGAATCAAGCAAACCACCTTCATAGTTTGTTACCCATACTTTACAAAATTGAAAATCTACAACCTCTTCACCCGCATTTTCTAAGTCATAAGCTAAATTTTCGCCGACAAATAAACACGTCACGTTTTTACCTAGTGACTTTAACACAGCATTTTTAGGTACAACTGCATATATCTCTTCTCTTAAATCTTCAATACTAATCATATCACTTTCGCGCCTTTCTTCTCGTTCAAAACTAATGATGAACACAGTATAGCACGCTTTAAAAAGCGCGTCAAATGACCATTTCTTCAATGTCCTATATATATAAACAATATCACGCGCGCGTGCGCGTACGCGTATAGGATAATATAAGTATTACGTGTCTATTATAAATTTAAGTTACGTTTAAATACTACGTATTATACTTCGTATAATACTCCGTATATACAATTTCTATATCCATATTACCTAAAGGTAATATGTCTATAGAAATCGTGTCGAACACCTATCAGGTTCGACGATTACTCTCACTCTTTCTCTCACTTAAATTCACTACCCGATTTTTTAACCGCGGAAAATTTTTGCACGGGGGCGGAAATTTTTCTACCCTACCTCTACCTATACACCTCTCTGTCAAATATTTTTAGTCACCCAAATTTTTTTGCACGCACCGATTTTTTTCAAAAATTTTCTGATTAAAAATTTCGCGGAAATTTATAGACCATTTTCACTTTGGAGTATTTTATCGTGAAAAGAATTCCATGAGCATGCCTATATAAAATTTTAATTATCCTAGCATTAAAATTTTTATATGTAGGTCGATTTTTTTTCAAAAAATATTTTTGGAAATTTTTTACCTGAAAAATTTTTTTTCGCGTGAAAATTTTTTGAAAAATTTTTTTGAAAAATTTCACTCAAAATTTTTTTGAAAATTTTCAAAATAAAAAAATCAGAAAAATTTTTCTCTAAAAAATTTCTGTAAAAATTTTTCGGAAATAAAAAAAACGCTAGAAAAAATTTCTAGCGTTTTATGATTCTAAAAATAATATAATTTACTAATTGCATTTTCTGATTTTAAATTTCTACGAATCAAAATATTATTTTCTATTTTTTGTGATTCTAACATAGCTTTCAATTTTGAATTTTCATAATCTTTACTGCTAAAAGTTTCAGTAGTTTCTAAAAAATAATTCGCGGTTAATGTATCTACATTTCTACAAAACGTATTAAAAAGCGCGGATAAAAATTTTTCATTCACAAATTTTTTCATGATTTTTTTCTCACTTTCTGATATAAAATTTTCAATCTTTTATGCTATTATACTAACACATATTCACACACAATACAAGCGCGAATTTTTCAATTTTCGATTTTGTGAAAAATCAGATTTTCGATTTAAGGGGTCAAATTTCGCTTGTACGGAGTTTTTATATTTTTAGGATAAATCATATTAGAAAAAAATTTTAAGCGCTCAAATCGAAGGTACACGCTTAAACGTAGATATATCAAGGGTTACAGGGAACGAAAAAACGGGCGAAAAAAAAAGACTAGATGAATTTTCATCTAGTCTATTATTTTTACATATATCTCATATCTTTTGTATCAAATTTTTTTGATTCAAGATATTCTATGAATTCTTTTAAATCATTTCTTTCTAGTTTTTTATCTAGTACGATTAGAATTTTTGTAGGTACTACGTAAACTGCTTTTGGTTTACTGCCTTCGCCCCGTTTTCTTTCTTCGTAGTGAATTAACATATCTTCTTTGTCATGTCGGAACACATAGCCTTGTACATCGTTTGTATTTTTAATTTCTTTTATCATGATAGTCTAACTTTCTTATTTTAATGTAATAGATTCACATGTAACAATATCTTTAATTTCAAAATTATTTTTTTCAAGATACTTTTTAAATGGCTCTACTACAGATTTATTTTTACTGTAATATGCGATTCTTTTTCTTTGAGGTATGTAGATACAGAAATCTACTGCCCCGTTTTTTCTTTTATTTTCTTTAAATGGATAATAGTCGATTAAATAGCCTGAGAATTTATCGTGTAATTTAATCAAGCCTTCTTTAATTTTTACTGTTTTTTCATTTCTGCTCATATGCTTTTTCGCCTTTCGTTTCTAACAGAATGTAGTATCATCTAACTACACTATTATAATAACACACATTCACACATAATGCAAGTATTAATTTTGAAAATTTCAAAAAAATTTTTCGGGGAAATAAAAAAGACTAGATATTATATATCTAGTCTTTTACTATCTTATAGATTGAATAACTTTTCTACATTATCATCAGGAACATACATTACATTATAATCGGTTTGATAGTTGGAAGCTTTTTCAATTTTCTTATACATTACTTTTTCTTTTTCTACATCTTTGTGTAAATCTTCGCGGAAATTTTTTAGGGTGAAATTTACTTCATCAAGAAATTGATAAAAATATTTCGCGGTAGTGCGTGATACATCAGAATATTTAATATAATCAAATATAATCAAATTTTTTGTAGTAGTATCATATGCACAAATAAATGTTTCATACGATACAAAGAAAATAAATCGGCGGGAAATAATCATATATTGATTATTTACAGGGCGGTCAGATTTAGGGTTTTTTAATTGTTTTAATTCTAGCATGATTTTTTTCTCACTTTCGTTTCTAAAATAAAATTCTTAATGTGTAGTAATCTTGCTACAATCATATATTAACACACTTTCACACATAACGCAATAGGAAATTTTGAAAATTTCAAAATTATTTTTCTTATTATATATCTATAAAAAATTTTTCGCGCGGAAATTTTTTTTACAATCAGAAAATTTTTTCTTATAAAAATATCATAGAAAAATTTTTCTGAAAAATATTTTTTGTAGAAAAATTTTCAGATAAAAAAATCACTTGTAAAAAATTGTAGAAAAAATTTTTTGAAAAAAAATCGGGAGAGAAATTTTTTATAGAGAGAAATATATAATAGAGAGTAACACCATTAAAAAATAAGAAAAAATTTTTCGCGGAAATTTTTTTGTTGGTTACCTATATAAGAGAGAGAACATATATAAGAGAAGAAACAAATAAAAAATTTCGGGGAGAGGTTTAACCATATATAAGAGAGAGTAACACAATAAATCTTATAACCTACCTCTACCTACATTTTGTCAAAAAATTTTCGCGTGGATAAATTTAACCTTAGTGTACCTATACCTATGTGGCAGGTAAAGCATATCCAACATGACTACCTACCAGTCAGACAACGCGCGCGGGGAAGAAGGTATAAATACATACCTAATAAACACATAAATCTACTCTTATATTTCTCTTCTCTCTCTCTCTTTATTACACTTCTCTTTATCTTCGCCCCCGCGAATTTTTTTTCGGGAGATATATTTTCGGAGATATATTTTCTATTATATTTATATCTTATGTTATTACTCTAAACATTCACTCACTACCGCGAAAAATTTTTGGCGGAAATAATTTTATTGATTTCTAATATAGATATTTTCATAAGGGTTTACATTATTTTCTTATCTTAATAATACCATGTACTTATAACTATAAAATTTTTGGCGGAAATTTTTTGGGCAATAAAAAAGAAGCTACCTCTCGGAAAGTAGCTTCTTTAAAATCACATAAGAATAAAATCAAAAGTTTAGTTTGCACTAATGCATTGTAAGTATAAGAGAACGGACTGACCCATGTCTAAAATAAAATTCTTATGTGATTATGTTTTTATTATACTGTACATATTTTTATTCTGCAAATAAAAAGAAGCTACCTTGTCGCGAAAGATAGCTTCTTTGATTCCCGATTTTTGGCTGATAGAAAATCGGGGAGTGAATGTAACCACAATAGCGGTAGAAGAGAGGACTATACCTTTAGGAGTGAGAAACAATGTATGAATCAGATACAATTTTATTATCATTACTACTTGATTTCTTCTAATGTGGTTACACAGTTATTATATCTTATCACTTATTAAATGTAAAATAACCTTCCCGCGAATTTTTTTTCGGAAAGTATCAGAAAACATAATAAGGAAAAAATCGGGAGGTATAATATAGATTTATTTTCTTACAGGAATGAAAATTTCATACCTACACGGAAGTTTTATTATTGTCATGAGTAAATTGTCATGACCTAATAGAAAACTCGCTTAGAAGTGAAATAAATGAATTTTAGATTTTGCACAATAAAAAGGAAGCACGAAAAGAGCTAATAAACGTGCTTCCTAGTTGGGAGAGTGTAGTCACTAGAGTTGAGTTGTTGAAAGGTATTCTTAGGAATGAATTGTGTGTTGGTTTAGAAGGCAGGGAACCTTCTTTGTTGTGTATTGGGATTGTATTTTTGATAGTGGGAGTGCTTACTATCATGAGTGTCTTCTAGCGACTACACATATATCATACTATATTCCTTATTATTACACAAATGGAATACCTTCCCGCGAATTTTTCAGGAAATAATTTCGGGCAAGAAAAAACCACTACGGGAAAATCTCACAAACCCATAGTGGTAATTCTGTTTGGCTAAAGGTTGAAACGTAGAAATAACCTTCAGCTTTAGTTAAACAAAGGAGGCGAACCACAAAATGAACACTAGCAACATATGTATGTGGCACACCCATATAATACTAAAAATTTCGGCGGAAGTAAAATCTTATTTAGTATTCTTTGTCTTCACATTTAGTATGGAATTCTTGTAGCTTTGTAATATACCATTTCGCCTTGTCTAAATCTTGTACATATTTACTAGGGTCTTTATGCCCCGCGCGAATAATATATTTCAAAGCGGTATTGCGTAAATGACCTACAAATTCTGGAGCAGTAGAAGTCAACTCCATTAGTTCAATAGCTTCTAACCCATTAGCTAATTGGTAATGCTTAGGGTGATTCACTACATCTTCTTCAGGTTCAGGCTCAAAATCTTCATTAGAAAAAATCGCGGAAGGAATATTTTCGCTTGGAATAGGTTCAGGCTTGATACGAATGTCTTCAATATCTTCACCCAAATTATCTTCTTTAATGACTTTGTGAATTTGGTAAAGACTTTCGGAAATGATAGAAGAGCCATATAGCCAACCTAACTCTTCAATAGCTAAATTATGTTCGTAGGCTAGTGTTTTATTTTCTTCTAGCCAATCTTTTAATACTTGAATGACTTTTTCATAGTCATAGGCTTGATGTAAATCTTTATAAACCTTTCTTGCTTGTAAAACTGCTTCAACTGAATTAACCATGTTGTATCTCCTTTTTAAAATTATGTAAAAATAAAGGCGGGAGATTATTCCCGCCAATAAAAACTAGGATAACAATTTTTTATAATCTTCAAATTCTTTAGTATCAACTTTACTATGTATTAACCCATTAGTTAATTTATCAAAATCGCCTTCAAGACTTGGGTCAATAGATAAGATTAACTCTACACATTCCATAAGAACAGGCTCATCTTTAATATCTGTAGTTTTAGTTCTAACCCAATAGATTTTATCTTCAAACTTGAAAACAATTTCATCATCAAAAGATTCAACAGATACAAAGATAGGCATAAAACCTTCATTTACTTCAATAATTTCTTTCTGTTCGTGCGCTAAAGCTTTCGTCATTCGGTTTTTATGAGTATCTAATTCTAGCAAAATTTTTGCGCGGGAATTGAAATCTTCTTGGATATATCTAGTAACCTCATCAGCTAATTTATCTTGGCTATCTTCATTATAATCTTCGTTATAATACTTACTAGCTAAATCTAAAGCGTGTAAACATTCAGCGGAAATATTAGGAACCTTATCTCTATTCTTAACAAGTTTTCTCATAGCATGACTGCTAAGAACCTTAAATACTTCTTCTAATAATTCAGGGTTCTGTTTTAATTCAATAAATCGTTGGTTAAAACCTGTTTTGATTAAAGCTTCTAAAGAGATTTGTTTTAGTAATTCTGACATTTTCTTGTCCTCACTTTGTTTAAAAATAAAGGGGTTTATATTATGTGTTTAGTATAATATAAACCCCTTCATAAGTAAAATTATAAGAAATCAAAACCAAAGTCTAAATTCTCATATTCTAGCGTTTTTAATTCGCGGTCGAAAGTGCTTTTTACTGTAGCGAATTTAGATAACTCTCTACATTCACCTTCACACGCAATAAGTATAGTTTTATTCTTATTCATTCCCCACCCAATTTTATGCTCTTCTTTATGATATACATATAAAGCTATATCAATTCGGTGCGGGTTTTCTTTATTGAATTCTATACTAACTTCACTTATTGCTCTCTTTATTTCTAGCATAATATCAGAAGACTTAGAAAGTAACACCCAATCAGAATTATCATCTTTAGGTAAAGAACCTCTTAATTCTTCTTTGTTACTATCAATAAATTTTCGGGAAAGGTAAATACCTTCTTTCTTAATTCTATAGTCTTCTTCACTTACTCCCGCTTTTTTCAGAATAGATTTAGTTGCTTCTTGAATTGCTAAACCTAATTCTGCATTTCTTCTGAATAAAAGGTAGCGGGTATCCTTATTTTCATATTCAGTTGTAATCAGATAATAACAATTCATAATCTACCTCTTTATGGGTTTAATAACGTACCCTCAATAAAATTAGCTACATAGTACATAACTATCATAGCTAAAATCATAAAATTGTAAAACGCATAATGAACCTCACTTAAAATTATAGCCATTTTTAAATAGGTCATCTTCTAGTTTCTTTGTTTCTTTTCTGATTAAAATGCCTAAGTTTCTAAGGTGTGTATAGCTATTTCTGCCACTAGCATTTAAATAATTCCAATCAGAAAAGCTATTATAACTTCTATCTTTCAAAGCGGAAATATAGCGGGAGTATAATTCCTCAATAAAATTAACTCGCTTATCTAACTCTTTAATATCTTTCATTATAACCTCCTAAATCTCTTATTAAGTTCATCTTCAGTCAAAACAGAAAATTCGCCTGAAATTGTGTCTTTAACTAAATAACTCAATGGTGGAATAACTATACCTCTAAAATTAGATACAAGGAAATTCATATCTTCATCAATATACACAGATTCACCTAGTAATCGTTCTATTGCTAGTATACTTTCAGAAAACCCCGTGTATTTAATAGCTGATACAGTATAGTTAGCTAAGTATTTACTCATACTACACCTCTACTGCAATATATTCAAAAGACTCTTTATCCATTATAGTTAAGTTTTTAGATAAAGGGTTTCTAAATAAGTAATCACCTAGATTTAATTTAGATACTCCATAGTCATCAGAAGGTAATTGAAGAATTATGAACTTAGTACCTTTATTATCTTCCATACTAAGTATCTCATCATCAATTAAGTTTCTAATTTGTTGCTCAACTTCTTCAGACCCGTCATATTGGATAGCTTCTACTGCGGGCAAATCTAATATATAATTCTTCATTTTAAACTGCTCCAATCTTCGCCAAATAATTTATTCATTCTATCTGCTAAATCACCAAATCTTTCATTGTAGGCTTTTTGTTTCTTTTCATATTGCTTTTTAAGGTAATAAGCATTTACTAAAGCTACAATAAAAGTAACTACTTGAAAGGCAAGAATACCATAGAAATAATCAGGAAAGAAATAAACTAAACTTGGGCAAATAAACGCGGAAATAATTATAACCCTACTCAAATACTTATTTATAATATTATTCATTTTCTACCTCAAAAATTCTTTCAAAATCTTCTTCACTCATTACTAAAGGGTAATTATTGGTATCACTTATAATGTAATCTCCTTCTACTACCTCATTAAATAATCGCGGAAAATCTGTTAGTTTAATCTTATCACTGTTAGGTTGCCATTCCCATTCAATAGGTTTGTATTCATAGAATATTTCTTCTAATCTATCTTTACATTCAAGAGTTCCGTCAAATTGAATTACTTTCAAATCTGCTATAAGATTAAAGGTTTTCATTTGTACTTCCAAACCCGCCTTTTCTTTCAACATTATGTACATTATCAATGTTTAAAATAGCATAAGGAATGATAACTAACTGTGCAATAGTAGTACCTTTTTCAAAAGTAATAGGTTCTTTGCCATAATTAAAAATCGGTACTTGGATATGACCTTCATTACTTTCGTTGTTGTAATAGTCTTCATCAATAATACCTACCCCATTAGCTAAACAAACAGGATATTTAATACCAATAGAAGAACGTAAATGAAGTTGCCCGTGAGTATTCTTAGGCATACTACATTTCAACCCCGTTTTTACTAATACAACACAATCAGGTTGAATCGTTGTATCTTCATAACAAGCAATATCATAACCCGCGGAATGTTGTGTTTTTCGTTCAGGAATTTTCGCGTCTTCAAAACCTGTAACAGTTTCAAATTTAGATAGTTCATCTTTGTAAGTTTCTTGTAAAATCATGTGTTTTCTCCTTTGTTTATATTAAACTTTGTGTATTTATTGTATCAAAAAATCGGGAATAAGAATAATTAGGCTAAAGATACCTCATCTACATCATAGTAATCAGGAAAGCCACAATCATTACTCCAACTTGTACAACCTCTATTGAATACCGCAACTCTTTTAGTAGCTAGGTTATACTCTTTGAAGTGTCGTCTTAAAACAATGTTAGTATCTCTTCTTCTAATAATAACAGGAGTATCCACTTCAATAGTACTCCAATCTACTATTTTAATTAAATCCTTTATGCTTGCGCTTCTATTTTCCTTATCAAACAAATTCTTCAATTCTCCTATTGGTAAATAAACTACTTCTTGCGCGTTTTTCTTGAATAGTTCTCCTTTACTAAAGCCATACCCATTCAGGTATTTAGTTACAAAAACTTCACTGTCAGTTGTGATGAGTATAAAATTAAAACCTTCATACCAATAATTTTTTAGTAGTTCTTTGATGTATTTTTTCATGGTAGGTTTATTACTCCTTGTGCTAAACAATAACCAATCATTACGATTAAAAATAATTTCGCCCAATTATTGAGGAAGCTATCACTTTTAGTTAGTAATATAACTGCTACAGATACATATATCCCGATTCTTACATATTCTTCATTCATATCTAATACCACACAAAATACATAACAGTAATAACTAAAAATGTATCTATAAGCATTTTATACCACTCATCATCTGTAACATATCTAAGTACAAAACCTAGTAGGATAAAGATAGATAAGAAAATCTTCAACATAATCATTTCTTCGCGCATTATTTTTCACCCGCATAATTTTTAAAATAAGAAGTAGCTTGGTATCGTATAATACCTGTTACAATAGCAATAGTTTCATTTAAAAAGAATTCGGGAAGTAAAGTCATTCTAAAACCTTTATCTTTGTAAGTGTATTCTACTTCAGGAGAACCTGAATAATGCATTGATACTACTCTTTCATCAGCAGTAATAATTCTAGGCTTTATAATATCATCGTCAATAACTATAGTTAAAGCGCTTTCAAGTAATTCTCTATTAACCTCTTTTTCTTTAGTAATCTTAATCATTGTCTATTCTCCCGATGATATTGTTTCAAGAAAAATTCTCCCGCGCTATTTCTCACATCATTAATAGCTAACAAATAGGAAGTACTACCAATAGCATTAACAAAATGTGCGGGGAATTGTTGTGCATACCCATTTTTAAGTTTTGAATGTTTATATTCAACAATAAGAAATGAGTTACTAAAAGAAATATGTAAGGAAGGTTCTACCTCCTCATCTAATACATTAATAGTTAAATCTTTACGAAGTCTTTCAACGCTATCAGTAAAGATAGCGTTGTTACCTTGTTTAATATAAATAAAAAGCGCAAGTGATAAAGCAAATAGGGATACAACAATAGCAACAGTATTCATCGTGTTAATTCCTCTCTTTTATGTGATAACTCAACATTTCTAATAACTTCACTAATAAAATCTTCTGATACTTTATTATATTCCTCTAAATGAACTGCTTCTTCAAATAAATAGGCGGGAATAGTGAAGGTGTATCTTTTACCGAAAATAAGGTATACAATAACAAGTTGAGGTATAGTCTCATTTCTTAAATACATTTCGGGAATATAAGTAATATTACCTAAAGTAGTGGTTAGTCTGTCTTTTAACTCTTCAATCTTCTCTTTACTTAACATTTTTAACCTCTGTCTATAACTTTTCTTAAAATATGTTTTGCTTCGCCTTTAATTTCACAAGCTACCTGTTCAAATGAACTCGTTCTGCTATTTAAATCATCTAAAGCATATAATTTATTATATACAAAACCATTGTATCGGTATAATACAAGAATTGTATGTTCATCAAAGGGTTTTACGGAAGGGGTTAGAATCTCATCTAAGATAGTTAAAGTTAAGGCTCTTTCAAATTTATTATATTCATCGCCTTTTAATTCTTCTAAAGTAATTGGTATCATCTTTGCACCTCATTTTGTTTCATTAACCAAATTCTAGCTTCTTCGCGAATTTCTTCAAGCTTACCCTTATAATATTCTAAATTTGGAGAATGTTTATCATATTTAGCTACTTTTCGTTCAAAAGTATTACCTCTATCATCAGTATAACGAACAGTAAAATACCAATCTGTATCACTATATAATTCAGGAGCGTATGTCCTAATATAGTTTACAGTAATTTGAAATACATCATTATATAAAAGTTCGGCAATATCATCTAGGAATGTTTTTTCTTCAGCGGGAACGTATTTAGCATACCCTTTATTCTGTAACTCTTTGGCTACTCTCTCCGCGCTACTATCACAGTCCCATTTGAAAGCATTGTAACAGAATTCACTAGCTAATTTTACTTCTTCATCTGTTAATCTGCCTTCAGTATTTATTTTGGATACCCAAAATTCTGCGCCTTGTTTAAAGTATTGTAATATGTTCATAACTTTCGCCTTTCTTAAAAGCAATAAAAATAATGTGTTACTACGTTATATACACATAATAACACATTATTTTAATACTGTAAAATTAGTATTTAATTCAGATACCTTTACTCTACACTATCTAAAGCAATATCAGCGTCACCTAAATTAGCTTCTGCATAATCTTGTAGCGCCAATTCTTTTGCTTCTTCATAAGTAACATTTTCATACTCAAAGGTTAGAGTACCTATAAAAGTTACTGTAATAGATACAGAAGGTAGCACTACACTACCCTCTTTCTGTTCTTGTAATAATTCGTCTCTTAATTCTTCATCTGTCATTTATAGACCCGCTTTTTTCAAATCTAACAATAGAGGTTCTTTCGGTTTAATTTTGTGGCTAGAAAAGTCGCATGATGTTTCTTTACAGTTTTTACATACCCCTAACATATCTAAATTAAATACTTCAGGGAATACCTTATGCAACTCTTTGTAAATATCAATAGCTAAATTCATATGTTCAAAGCTTGCGCGCTTGCATAAGCGCTTAGGTAGATACTCAAACCATGCACGATAATTCGCGGTAACAGTTAAGTTAGTCATAACCCCTAAAGGTAATACATAAGATAAGTACTCTAAAGGAATACCTACATAGGACTCGTCTGTTATAACTTTTGACGCGGTTTTTAGTTGATTTTCTACATCTGATAAAAATCGTTGCCAAGTGTCATGTGTAATGTATGTTGGTTTTTGCCAATCAGAATATACCCCATTGACAGTCAAATCTACTCCGCGACTACTTTCAACTGTAGGCTTCAAAAAAATGTGGCGGGTAAATTGACCCAAACACTTAACACTCATAGTTAAATCTAAGGTAGCAAAGCCGTGGTCTAAAATAGAATAATGACCTGCCTTAACTGATTTAACTACACTCTTCATTGTACATTTTGAGTGGTAACAATTACTCATAGCGTGAGCAATTAATTGTGGACTTGAATTCCCGATTAATTCTGCTTTCTGTTTCATCTTTAACCTACTACATACACGTTTAAATATTGTCTGCCAAAATTGATAGCTTCATCATAACTATCTACAAAAATATCAATGACCCCGTTATAAGCCATTCTATCTTTCACTACATAATTACTCCCGTTGATATTAAGTACTGTACCTAACGGGAAGTCATTACTAGCTACTGCCCCGACATGAGGATACTCCCCATTCGCCATAACGGAGCCTGTATGCGTGTAGGCAGTCACTTCATAAGTTTCGGCATGACTCATAGAGTAACTACCTAACAACATCATTAACATAATTAAAAATTTCTTCATATAATCTCCTTACTATTATTACAAGAACACTATTATTATAACATATTAAAGAGATTTACTTATGAACCTTAAATTAAATCTTACTTGCTAGTTCTAAAGCCTTTTTAAAATTGCCTCCATGTTCAGTACTCAAACCGTCTAAAATCTCTGTAATGTATTCTTTGTTATCTTTCTTTTCTGAATATCTTTCCATTTCATCTATAAGTTGAGCGCTGATAGAGTTAAACAGTTCTCTGTCTAATTTCAAATTTCTTTCCTTCTTAAAGTTGGTACTGATAACTACCTCTAAATCCTCATTTGCATTAATTGTTACGTCTTCTATAAAATCTAGGCTAAACCAAAGCATAAAAGCAAGTAGGTTTTTATCTGAAATGTCAACAAAATCTATAATACCTACAGACTTAATTTTACAGATAAAAGAATATTCAGATAGAATTGTATAATCAATTTCTAAATCAGGGAGTCCATATTCAAACCCGTCATCATTTGTATAATGATAGGTATCTCCAACATTTAATGGTATAACTTCTTTATAAGTTTTAATTTTTGCCTCTTCTGTTTTTGCTTCTTTCAGGTAAATCTTATTAATACAAACTAACCCATTAATAATAGCATACTCTACGCTAATATTTTCATCTTCTAATAGCTTTCTAGTTTCACTCATATAACTTCGCCCCTACTACTTCAATACCTACAATAATGTTTTCATTGTCATAACTGTCTTCTTCTAAATATTCTGTATGTAATACTTTACCTGTTTCGTCAATAAAATCTACAACTAAAATATCTCCTTCTAACCTCATTCTAAGGTCTTTACTTGTGTTATTAATTCTTTCTATATCATCTTTATCTAATGTGTTTAGAATATCTGTATCAAATAAGCTTGCGCCTTTACTTTCACTAATAATATCAATAGTAAAACTACCTCTATAACCTTTATTTTGTAATGTGTATTTTATAGTGCTAACAACTGTTTCATAATCATCTACTGTTGGATAATAAAACATTCTACATACCTCGTCTCTTTAATGCTAACATAGCTTGTTGACCTAGCCATAGAAAATTAGTGAATCTAATTCTATCATAAGTAATAAAAGCAATACTATCTATGATATAATCTTGTAAACTATCTACCTTATTATATTCAGATAATTCTTCAATAAGTCTTTCTCTTAGGCTATCAAAGAATTCTTGGTCTAACTTCCCTTTATAAGAATCTCTAACTAATACTTTTAGGAGTCCCTGAGATTCGTATACAGTTATTAATTCAATATACTCACTACAGTTAAATAGTAATACAGATACATCATGAATACTTAAACCTGAATTGTGGCAGTTTACTGTAAAGCCTCTAAGACCTACTTGATATGACCCTAAATTAGTCACTTTAAATCGTAAACTTCTGCCCCAACCTAAATTACAATCAAAATTTTTTTCTTCAAAACTTACTAATTCTGACATTTTTGATTCTCAACTTTCTAAAAATAACACCATATCAACTACATCATTAAAATTCTGTTCTTCTAAGGTATCAAGAATTGTTTCATCTTCTTCTATTGCCCGCAATAATCTCCCATAGTAACCTTGACTTTTCGCCAACATTTTTATGTTTTCTAAAATCTCTTCTCTAGTCAATGTGATTCAACTCCTTAATATAATTCATATCAACGCAATAAGCACATTCACCCTCTTTAGGGTTTTCTTCAAATACAGGAATTGCAAGATAGGATAAAGCCTTTCTTAATTTACATTCCTTAATTTGTTTTTTATCAAATTTACAATCAATGCAGTTATTCATAGCTACATCGCAAATATCATATAACGCGTCTTCATTATGTCTTTCTACATTTTTCTTGAAAGGCTTATTTTGAATAATTTCTACTTCATAATGATTGACTGCTTTTAATAAACTTGCCTGCTGACCTCTATCAACCCCGCGAATTACTTCGTTGAATACTTTTTCTAAATTGGTCTTAGATGATTTAACCCTTTTAGATAATTCAGGCGGAAGATGAAGAGAGGTAATCATATCATCTAAGGTTTCAATAAGTAACCCTAGCTTCATGACATTCATTCTATTTCTCTGATTGAAATATTTAATCATACTTTCAACTCACTTTCTTTGTTATCTTTACTATGTCTTAATGTGTGTACATTGTATCATCGACCTTTAATTTACGCAAATAAAAAGAGGTAGCACTACACTACCTCTTTCAAAACATAATCAATTTTTTGGTTCATCTTTTTCTACGTCAACAGTCACTACATCTTCTTTCGGCTCTTCTTTTTTATTTAAATCACCCATAAAAAGCTTTTCAAGTATAGACCCCTGTTGAGGGTTTTTATGTTCTAATGTATTTTCAATAGTACCGTTAGCGTGTACAACTCTTGTTTGTTTTACTACTTCGCTATTGCTTGCTTCATACATAGATTTTAATAAACCCATATAACGTATGTTGGTGTCCATTAACTTATCTACTTTATCTTCTAACCCGCCATTTAATTTTTCAGAAATCATAGCAAACTGCATACGCTCCATATTGTAATCGACAATACTTTGCATACCTGTCACTAAATCTCCCATGTTACGCGTATCAAATTTCTTGAAGATTTTACTATAAGCACAAACATGACCTGCTTTATATTCAGGGCAAGTAGCACTATTAAAGCATACATCACAGGATAATTTAGGGAATTTTTCGGAGTAAATTTGTTTAGGTTTTCTTACTGCAACTTGACCTTTAACAAATCTGCCTTTCTTATCGAAAGTAGGTTTTACCCCTGTTTCTTCAAAAATCTCATTTTCTAGTGCTATTAAATCAGTAGGTACTTCCTCATCTGCGTCACTAGGACTAGGCAATAACCCCGCAATTTTTTCTTTCACTACATCATCAGGTAAATCAACGAATTCATATTCATCTTCCTCTTCTAAGTAGTGGTCGCGCTCTTTAGTTTCGCGGTCAAAGTTAGTGCCATAGTGTAATAATCTAGTGTCTCTACCCTCAAAGCAGTTAGTAAAGAATAATTGTAAATCTTCAATTTCTTCTTCTTCGCTACTTGTGATAGTACCTATAAACTGCTCATGTAAAGCATGGATAGCCATACAATTATTAGCTAGGTATTCAGCCTTTAAATCTTCCCATTCAGGTAAATGCCAACTTAAAAAGACTGTCATAGTCTTTATGATATACCTTAACTCATCTTGTGGAATGTCAGGGTTTACATTGTAATTAACTGCATAGTCTTTTACTTCCCCGATATTTTCGCTCAAAATATTTTCTACAAATTCTACACTAGGGAATGTTTCTTTCTCTACTTCATCTATTCGTTGCATTACCGCTTTTGGTTTTTGCCAATACATTCTTTTCTTTAATCGTTCTTGAATGTATTTTTCACCTCTACGGAATGAGTAAAGAGATAATTTGATAGTTTCATCAAAATCTACTTCCCGCAATTTTTCAATATCAAAGTCGTACTCTTTAAAAGATTTAACTCTAGGTACTACCTCTTCGTCAAATTGATGTTTTTTATAGCGTGCTACAATTTGCCCGTTCCATACAGAATATTCGCCATACTTAACCCCTGCAAGCCAAGTTGTAGAGTCAACTGTATAAAAAGGCAACCTAGGTAAAATAGCAGTACGAGTCATACCCATGCCATGTACTACTGTTCCATATCTCTCCGCCACTTTTAATTTTTCGGCAAGAAAAGATTCAGCACTTTGTAGATTATCGGATACTGCGGATATACCTACATAAGGGTATCTCTTACAATACTGCTCCCATGTCAATTTAGTTGCATCGCCATGCCAAATAAAACATACAGGAATACCTGTTTCAGCCATGAATGGTTCAAAATATTTTCTATTCCATTCTTGTACAATATCCGCCCCAACTAAATATTCAAGGTCTAAATTAGCAATCGCGAAAATATGGTCTGCGTGTTCACGCGCCCATGTTAAGTATTTATCTATATGCTTTTCCCATTGGTCTATAGTAAAAGATTTATACTTATCATCTTGTATATAAGTAAACGCACCTGAATCGACAAATACTTTACATTCAGCATTGATAATATGGTTAATCTTTTTAACATACTCAAACGATACAAGGAAGTTACGAATACCCATACTATAACACATATTAAAGAAGCGTTCAGATTCTACCCCTGAATACAACATACTAAATGGTCTCTTAAAGTCCATTAACTGTTCTAACTCTAAACGGATATTTCTTCTGCCCCGCTTTTTTGTAGGTTCTTTTGTTTCTTCAGTTTTTTCCTCTTTCAATTCTTCCGAAAGTTGTTTCGCTTTTGATACTGCAACTTTTTTCTTCTTTTTAAATAAAGCCATTATCTAGTGACCTCGCTTTTAAATAATGCGTACTCTGTTTTAGTGTTACATGGAACTTCAACACCTCTACAACGAACACAAGTATGTTCTGCTTCAACCTCAACTTTTACATAATAAGGTTCAGTATATGTATAGACTAATTCAGCAATCTCTTTAGTCAATCTTTCTTGTAATTGTGGTTTTTTCGCCACGAATTTTACAATTCTAGCGAATTTAGACAAACCTAATACTTTGTCTTTTGGTTTATATGTAATAGTAACATTTCCGAAAAACGGAAGCCAATGATGTTCACATACAGAAGAAAAAGGAACATTTACATTAACTTCTGCACTAGCACCTTCAGAATCAAACACTTTTATATTTTCAGGTTCTTCTTTATGTAATGATTCAAATATTTCATTTACATACATTTTAGCCACCCTTTTTGGTGTTTCTACGTTGCCCTCTGTAATTTCAATACCTAAAATGCTCATAATCTCTTTAACGTTCACTTCTATTTGTTTAATCTTTTCTTCGTTTGTTAGCATAATCACTACCTCAAAATCTACATTTAGAATTAAATTATACTGTCATTATACCTTACAATTAGACAAAAAGAAAAGGTAGTGCCTAAACACTACCTTAATTCTTAAATTGTATCTTTAAATTGTGGAATATTTAAAGAAGGTCTTTTAGCAGATTCTTTATGATATTCACGAACTACAAATACATTCAACTTTTTACCGCCTTTTGTCATAGGAACTTGGCGGGAAGGTTGAGCCTGTTTTACATCAGTCATTCGGTCTGTAATTGGAGTAGCTACCTTTAACTGACTTCCAACAGGGGGAATATTAGCCTTCTGAACTTTAGCTTTAATGTCAAACATTAGTGTAACCGACGGCGAATTGCGTTACCTGCGGCACTTGCTACTCGTTGAATGCCCTCACGAATACGTTGGAACGTACCACGTTGTGGTGTATATGCTCGACTTGCTTGTACAGTTTCACGGTTTCTAGTTTTAGCTCTAGACCCAGAATTAGGGTTAGAAGTTGCAAATACTTTCATGTTATAATACCTCATTACTTATCTAGAATTACGATTACGAAGGGGGTTGCCTGAAGCGCTACCCCTACCAATAGGTGTAGTCAAACGAGCTACCCCTGCTCTGTTTCGGTTAGCATTAGTGCTAATTTCATTAGCTTTTGGTCTAGTTTTAGCGTTTGTACCCGAATTTTTACCTGATGTAGCAAATACTTTCATAGTTTTGGTACTCTCCTTTCAAAATAAAGTCAGTACGAAGAGGACTTCTGTGACCTATAGGAATTGTATTCCCCGTAGCTGAACTATAACTATTAGGGAACTATACAGAAAATTTGTTTTGTACTGCACTATAAGGATAACCTAAAACTATATAAATGTAAATGTATACTACTATACGCTTTTATAAGTATATACTGTTACACTTAAATAAGTAGACCAAATATTCTCCGCGGTTTTTTCAAAAGCTACAGGGAATGGATAGTTATAAAGCTTCATATCACCTAATAACTCTCTCATCTTTTCACTTTTTACATCACTAGAAATTTTTTCAGGTGTAAACACTACTTGTACCCGAATTTTATGTTTTAGCATTATTTCTTCATTAATATTTAGAAGAATATCCTCTACACTATATTTATTTCTTTTAGTGATTAGAAAATCATGTTCATAGTATAGAATTAAATCATCAATACTATAATGTTCCGCTTTTTCTATTTCTTCTACTGCTCTATCGTAACTTGTAAAATGACTGAAATATTTTACAGGGCAAATAGTACTAAGGCTATCTAATAAACTGTCACTATCATTCCGCTTTAATTCAAATGGAATATGTAATTCATCAAATAGAGATAGGTCTTCTTCATGATATACAACCCATTGTAAATCGTATACATGAATACTTAATATTACATCAAACTTATAAGGCAATTTCCCCACCAATTTTTTAAATCGTACTGCTTCATCAAAATTCGTTCGACTGCAACGAATGAAAACCTTATTTATAGGCGGGTTATTTAATTCATACGATTCCTTAACTACATCAAATAAATCATCTGCAAAAATATAATTATCAGTTAAAGAATTTACATTTACAGATATTTGACTATTTATATATGTTCCTAGTAATAATCTAGCTACATCACTTGAAGATTCACAATCTGCACATTCCCCGCAAGGAATTTTTTTATCAACTACATAATCACAACTAGACCATTCATTAGGTAGAATATTATACTTTCTAGCAAAACCTACTAAGTCAGCTTTAGTAGTATTACAGAAAGGCGCGGAGACATGGATAGGTAACCCTGTACTTTCTTGTATAGCTTTTTCTTCAAGATTAAAGTATTTAGGTGTACAGTCATTATAATCTCTGCTACCCTCTCCGCCGATTGCCCCTACAAAAATAGCGTCACATTTTTTAGCTTCAGCAACAGAGGAAGCGAAGGCAAGGAATACCTTATTTCTTGATTCTAAATATTGATGTTCATAGTCTTCAAAATAAGCGTCATAAAAACCGCCATTAGTCCAACTGAATTTAGGAATGTCTATTTCTATGAATTCATAACCTACTCTATTACAATGTTCTTCTGCCCATTTTTTCTCTGCAATATAAGACTTTTGGTGATAGTTAAAGAAAAGACAATATCCTTTTTCATATTCTAACTCATTTCTTACATAGTGAGTGAGTACTACACTATCAAAACCGCCACTACATAAAATGACTGCTTTCTTCATCTACTTCACCTCTACTATTTTATGCATTTGAATTTGTAACCTAGCGTCAAATTTATCGGGAATTCTTAAAAGCCATTCAGGGAGTAATTCCGCAGTCTTACAGATTGTATTATCAGAATAAAACATAGGACTAAATAAATAAGTTAAATCTCCTCTATTGGCTTCAGTTATAACACTTAAAGCGTAATCAAAATCTTCTTTCCCGCCAATTACACATTTCACTTCATCACCCATTTGTAGATTTTTCATGTTATCTAAAGTGATTTTTCTAAGGTCTTTAATTCTAACTCCGCTAGAAGGACATTTTATATCCATAATGAACTTATAAGTGTTATACCATGAACGACCATTATTTGGAAGTTTACTTACCCCGTTTGTTTCAATGCAAACAGTTTTAAAAAATGTACTTATTAATACTTCAGCTAGATTAATTGTTTCTTTTTGTGCTAAAGGCTCACCACCTGTAATGCAGATAGTTTTAAATGTTTTACCTGAAGTCACTTTTTGGATAGCATGAATAATATCGGGAATACTCATTTCCCGCGCGTTTTCTTCATTTTGGGGTTGGTCGCAATAGATACAACTCAAAGGGCAACCATATAATCTGACAAAAACTGTAGGCAAGCCTGCTAGTGTAGACTCACCTTGAATGGATAGAAAAATCTCATCAATTTTTAGCATACGTTTATATCTCCTTAAAAATTAGTCGGGAATGTATTCAGCATAGGTATCTCGTGTTTCCCATACTCTAACTCTTGATACAAATGTTTCTTTATAAATACCTTTCTCCGCCTTAATTTTATTTAATTCGCGTTCGGTAATTGTGTAAATATGATATGCCATAGATTCAGCAGTAGGGTATTCATCTAACCCTTCAACATAGGTGCTATCTCTATGGTCATATAAATCTTCTATATGTTCTTTGTAAATCTCTTTAATATCGCCAAAGTCCATAAGCATATTAGGATAATTAGCTTCACCTAAAAAAGGGGAACTAAATTCTAACTCAATCATATAATTATGCCCGTGAAGTCTTTTACATTTACCTTTATGGTCTTTCAATGTATGTGCGAATGACGCTTCAAATTGTCGCATTACTTTAAACATTGTGCTACCTCTACTTCATAATTTTTAAGCTAATAACTGTTCTTTCTTCGCCGTTTTCTTTTACAGAAATAAAACCGGGAAGAAGATATGTGTCTAAGCCATGAGTGGATAGTACACCTCTAGCTTTAATAAATGCTTTCGTTGCTTGGTTCAATGCCCCTGCTCCCATAGCGCGTAATTCTACTTCGTTGCCTTCTTCAATACTGCTTACGATACAACCACTCAATGTAGATACAGAGGAAGAGGAAGATACTTTTATTACCTGTTCTGCTTTTTTCATCAATTTTTACTCCATTAATAATGCTACAATATGTTTTCTATTAATGAATCCATAATATCGACTGTCATAACTCATTGAAGGGTTATCACCAACAAAGTAACATAAATCATCTTTAATCATCTTTAAACGTTTAATGACTAACTTACCCGTTGGGTCACGATATACATAGATTCTTCCGATTTTTGGAGTATCAAACTTATTAAAAAATCGGCGGGAATGTTTTTTCTCCCCGTCTAATAATGTAGGGTACATACTATTACCTACAATATCTAAATTAGGGAACATATAATATCTTACTGCTATAACTAAGATAATTAAAATTAAGACTACAACAAAGAGTATTAAAAATTCTAGTGGTATTTGTAAATTAATCATTTTACTAACCTATCTCCCGCCAATTCTAAGAAGTCTTTCATGTCTAAAGTAATCATTCGTTTAGGTTGTTTTCCGTCAATGTGCATTAGATACACAATAGTTGGAACTTTACCTTTAGGACAATCAGAAGTAGCCTGCTCCCACCATTTTTTAATCTGAATTGTTTGGGTATTCTTACATTCAATATGTAAAACAAAATCAGCATTTGAATCAGCAGGAACTATATCACCTCTAAAGCCTTCGGCAGTTTGTTTGTTTTTCGCAAAACCACCACTTTGAGGTGTTCTAACAAATTCTAAGCCTGTTGCTTCTTGAAGTTGTTTAGCTACTCTACGCTCAAAATCTGCACCTTTATTTCTGTTTCTTCTGCCCCTAACTGAAGCACTTACTTTAGGCTTTTCTTCTTGTTTCTTTTTTAATTTCATGATAACTCCTTCTACATAATACCATATCTATTGCAAGAAAAGGTACTAGCTATCTAGTACCTGCGTTCTTTCTCACATTAATAACTCTATTTTCCACTTCAAAATCACTATTTCTTCTAGTCACTTCTCGGCTCAATAAAAAGATAGCGTCTTCAATATTGGCAATACTTTTAGATACCATATTCAACTGATTTACTTTGTCATTTAAAAATTCGTGCGCTTTTTTAACTTCAGGGTCTTGATTGATTAACCTTTCTTTCGCCTTTTCACTCATCTTACTTTTACTGTACTCTTCATACATTAAAGCACTAGCGTTGTAGTATCTTCTTTCGGCGCTTTCTATTACTAATTCTAATCTACCCATTACTGTTCGTTGGAATATTTTTTGTTGGGTAAACGCATTAAGCATTTCCCCTAAGTCTCTAGTAGTAATATCAGTTAAATTTTTAGGTAACACTAAATAATCTCTATCTATATTTAGGTTATCTGTGTCCATAAGTAAAACTCCTTGCGCTTTTAATTCATCTTCAATTTTTGCAAAATATGGAATCTCTTCGGCTTTCTTTTTTACTTTAATAGTTTTACTCATACTACACCTCTAAATAAAGATAAAAGCTAATAAAGCTAATACTGTAGAGATAGCTAAACATACACTAAAGAATTTTCTCATTCTAAGTAATACCATATCTTCACTATCCCCGATTTTTCTAAATTTTGGAATATTTTCTGTAGAGAAAGAATAATCATATGCAGTTGTTACAAAGATTACCCAAACTGCTATAATTGCTATTAATTTAATCATTATATCACCCAACATTCATCTTTATAATTACAAAATCTACAAATGGAATCAGATTTTCTAGTAGCTTCTCTAGGAGGTAATGTTCCTGTTTCTACACATTCATTTACAAAAGAACACCCCTCTAAAATCTCCTCGATTTTTTCTTGATTTTCAGGAGTTGTACTATCGACTACAAACTCTTTTAAATCTTGCGTGTTTTTATTTTCATATAAAAATACAACTTTAGTAATCGGCTTTTTACATTTATAAATTAAATCATCTAATCGTAAATGTAACCCTACTTGGAATTCTATCTTTTCTTCTTTAGTATATTTACTACCGCCTTTTAAATGTTGATAGTATTGTCTGTAATGGTTAGCGCGGTTACTTTTACTTAATTGAAATAATAAATTAGTTTTATATTTCTCCCGCAAAAATTTTCGGTGAGATTCAATACAGTACACATACACTAAACCTTGTAATGTATGTTCAGGCTTTTCGCCACTACGAAGACCACTATATTGATTATCATTGATACTTTTTAATTCTAGGATAGCATACTCATCACCTAAATCTAAAATGCCGTCTGTATGCCCTTGAATATTATACTCTTCACTCAATACAGGAACTTCATCAAGTAACAGTATACCTGAATCTAACATATATTTTTGTGTTCGTTCGTGAAAGTGTGTCCCATTATCAAAGATTCGTTGTGTTCTAGCACTATAGGAAGTCTTTGTACCTTCTCCCGTTCTTGCATAATATCTAGCACGTTTACAGACTGCAATTTGTGACGGAGCATTTACATTAAATGCCCTGTCATTATCCTCTTTTTGAAGAGTTAAAAGGTAGTTATCTAATCTTGCTATAATACCTTTCTTCTTCATATTCTCTTTTAAAAATTCTAATGCCATACTAAGCCTTTCAATACCTCAAAAATTTCTTTAGGTATAACCACTATAAATGTATCATCTTCAAATATAATTTCTTGAATATTACCTGTTTCATATTTTAATCGAATAGATTTTTTCGCGGGAATTTTTTCTTCAAAA